TCTGTGATTACATCATTAAATAAGTCTTCAGCATTAGGTGTTGAACCAAGATTATTATCTTTTCTTTGCTTTACGAAGATTTTACCAAAATTATCATAAAAAAACCCTCTATGAATCAATTCGTGATAAATCTTTTTATTATCAGTAGTATTATTTGACTTACTTATTAAATCACTATCTGTATCATTTTTAAATTCTTCATCGAAGTATGTAGCAAATTCAAGATTATTATCTTTAATATGTTGTTTTGTTAGTTCTATTACATCTTTTAGATTACGATTAATACCGTACTTAGATTGTAAATTATCTATAGCAATTGACTGTAATTTTGCTTCTAAACGTAAATCTTTATTTTCAGGGATGTCAATTTTTAAATCTTCTTTTAGTTTACTAAGTAGAGTAGCTATTTCGGAATTAGCTAATAATTTCTTTTCAAAAGATGTTTCATCAATACGGTTTTGTATAGGATTTGTATATAATCCCTCAGAGTTTAATTTTGCAACACTTGGATATAATTTCCCATTTCTTGTTACATACTTAAATTGATATTGTCCTTTAGAGTGATTAAAACGAATTTCTATAGAAGATTTTCTAGGGTCTACTTCAATATAAGTTATTGTAGTTGCTCCATACACTAGAGGTTTCTTAAGTGTAAAATCTGTAGCATCTGCTACTCTATTTACATCAAATAAAGTAGAAACTCTTGAAGCATTTATATCATCATTTAACCAAGTTAGATCCTCAACTGTAAGAGTATTAGATTTATCTTTAGTTTTAGGTTTAGAAATTATTTTCTTAATTAAAGTATCATACTCATCTTTTAGGTTATGAAGACTTGCATCTGTAAATCCTGGAATAAGTTCTTCATCATCTGTAATGCTGGCATATAATTTATCTATAAAAGTGTTTATCTCTTTATTTTTATTTTGATTTTCATTATCTATTCCAGCAATAAAGTCCATTAAATCATTAAGTATTTGTTCTTTAGAAATTAAAGGATTACTCTGTGTTGATCCAAGAGGTTTATTATCTTCATTGGTTTGAGTTGTTGAAGTAGTTACTTTTTCTTTTAAACTATCTTTAGTTTTTTGATAAACATCTTTAATAGCTTGTCTTGCAGCTTCTTCTTGTTGCTTACCAACGTACTTTGGATTAGTTTCCCATTTCTTAGTAGTCTTATCTTGTACGTTATATTTTTCTATATCCCTAGAACCAATACCAGCAAAGTTTTTTGTTAATGTTGGTGTAGGAATCTGTTTCCATTTATTAGCTGTAAATTCATACCATTTACCTCTTCTATAATCAAAAACATATATAGGTTTACCCTCTGCTTTAGCCATTTCAATAGCATATCCTGTTCCCCCATTCACAAATTTACCTGTAATTGTTCCTATAGCAAAAATAGCGTCTGAGTTTTTTACTTGTAACCAGTTTCTAGCAAGTAATCCTTGAATATAATCATTTGAAGACCAAGCTTTACCTAATGCTTTAGCAGCAGCTTTAGCTTTAATAAGTCCTTCTTGAAAATCTTCCTCAGATATTTGAGTATTACCTTTTGGAGTTTTATCTTTAAAATAATGTTTATGATCTAATACACCAAACAACTTACCTATTTCTTCCCAAAATGAATCTGCTCCTTTAGCTCCACCTGAATGATTAGTTAATTCATTCAGTGAAGTAAATGATTCATTAGAAGTTACTACTTCTTTATTAGATTTACTTGGTTTACTACCCCAAACATATTCATTAATTAAGTAATCTAAAGCTGTAGCATGAGAAGGTTCACCCAATTCTTTATAATAGATAATAGGTTTACCCTTTAAATTAGGTAACTGTTCTAATATCCATTTCTTACGTTCTAAAACTTCTTTAGTAATAATATTATCAAAGTCATTTGTAGTAAGCCAATCAATGTATTTCTCAACACTATCTTGTGTAGATTTTGTAGGCATTAATAATGGATCATCTTTAAGTAAATCTTGTTCACTACTAAAAGGATTACCAAAATGTTTATTAGAATTTTTAACTCTTAAGCTAAATACTCCACCAAGTTTTTTAGCTAAATCAATACCTGCACGTTGGTAAACTTTATGTATTACTACATTACCTCTTACTGTTTTATTGCCTAGCTTATTGTAAATTTCGTTATAAGATTTACTAGATGTATTTGTATTAGATTCACTTGGTTTAGTTTTAGTTTCTTGTTTAGAAGTACCTAATATTTTATTTTCAATATTGATTTGATGTTGTTTGAACTGTTCTTCTGTCAGTTCTTTAAATACTTTATTTTTAATAGATTCAATAAATTCTTTTTGTGTTTGAATTATTGTTCCATTGTATAAATCATTTACTCTTGTAAAGATTTCTTTAAATAAAGATAAACCTTTAACATCATCACTAAAGTATTCCTCAAATTCTTTCTTAACTATAGCTTCAAATTCTTTAGGTGAAGATTTAATAAACTTAGCAATAGCTGGTTTAAATGTAGCATTGCCCCCATAATTACCTATAGTATTAATTGAATCTAACCACTCAGCTCTTTCAATAGATTGTCTTCTAACCCAAGTAGATAATCTCCTTTGGTATACTAATAAAGATCTTCTAATAGTCTCTGGTGTTGTAGGTAAATCAGCTTCTTTTGGTTGTCCTTTAACTTGTTTAGCTTTCTTATAAATAGTTTTATTATTTATGATATTACCTATTGAAGGTATCTTAGACAAAGCTAATTCAACTTGGTTCTCTCCCGTAACTTGTTTACCATCTTTATCTTTATAAGTTAGATCATCTAAGTTTTTATTAACGTCACCTTCGTACATAGCAATAACTTTATTGAAGTAATCCATTACAGATTCAAAAGGATTGAACTTATTTATGTGTTCGTATATTCCTTTATTAGCTATATAGCTTAACTGATCTACCTCATCAATAGCACCATGTACACCATCATGAACCAATAATGATTTATATGCTGATTGCATTATCAATTTAATAGGTATTGAATCAGAATAATGAATACTCATGATAGGTACTCTTACACCTATATCAGCAATTATTAAGCCTACAGCATGTCCTGTTAAAGACTTAGAAGAGATATTATATGGCACAGAAGTAACAACACCATTGCTTTGATAATGAACTTCTACGTCTGATTTACCACCTTTAATATTTGTCTGTACAGTAAATCTATCATCATTTTTATTAGTAGATTCAAACTTCCAGAAACTAACTTTTTGAGTAGTACCATCAAAGTTAGGTATTTCTAATGCTGGGAATTGATCTTCTAAATCTTTATAAATCTTATCTAAATCTTCGTTAGTAAATAGAAGTGTTTTATCTGCTTTACTATTTTCAAGAATTTTATTGTTTATTCTTTTCTCAACAATTGTTTTAACAAAAGTATTTGAGATATTCATTACCTCATTAACTACTGCTCTATTATCATTAAACTGTTTCCAATCTTCTTGAATAGCAGAACGTAATACAGGTATAAAGAATTGTTGTACTTGTTTAATTATCTTGGCTTCAACTTGTGTAGGTAGTTTAAATACTATTAAAGCTTCTTCTGATTCACCAAATACATCAAGCTCTTTAATATCATATCCAGTAAGATTTAAAATATCTTTTTGTAATCTCTTTAAAGTAGTAATTTGATCTTCTTTTACTCCTCTATGTTCGACTACTTTCTCATTGTAAACAGATTCAATATCGTTATAGATATTGGCTAAAGCATTATCTCCAATAGACTTAGCATTCTTACCTGCACCTGAACCAAAGATATTCTTAGTAGTTGGTCCTTTAGCAAAGTTTCTTTTAACTTCGTCAATGATATTTGTAATTGAATCAATTACAGCTTTCATTTTAGCTTCTGTAGGTTTTATATAAGTTGCTTTAGCTTTACCTTCTTCTGGAACTCTTTCAGTATTGTTTTGAATAACATCTAATACTAAACCAAGTTCATAAAAACTTACGCCTAATTCACCTAAAACATCTCTACCATTACCCTGATTATCTGTTGTAACTAACCCTTGTAATACACGTCTATGTGTCTCTTTTACTTCTGGATTAGTTGCTTCTTTATACAGAGCATACCTTGCCTGTATAGCATTCTTTAAATTGTCTGGTAAGTTTGTATAATTAGAATTAGCACCAGAGAATATCCTAATTGCATCTTCAATCTTATCTCTAATTAATTCATAGTTATCTAACCCACCATTAGCTCTATGTTGTGCATAAGTAAATTGTGAGTCAGTAGAAGCAGCAAATCCATTCAATACTCTTTCAGAAGCTTCATCACCTATCTTACCTCCACTAAAGAGTAAGTAACCTATGAATGGACCATTACTAATACCATCATCTTCTCTCATTAAACTGGTTTGAAATGAACCATCTTTAGGTGTATTCATGTAATCCATCATTTCTAACATACCTGCATAGGTATGATAACCTTCACCATATTTCCATATAGCTTCAAGTATCTTTTGTTGGTTCTTAACTGGATCTTTAAATGCTTCTTGAATAGGCTTTAATTCGCTCTGTAAGGCATCAAATTTCGTGTTTACAGCATCAGGTAATAAAGCATCAATCTTTGTCCCAAACGCAGCTAAAACAGCAATTTTGAAGTATTGGTGTAAAGGATTATCAGATGACTTATCTACGATTCTGGTCATACCTTCAGGTACAAAATACCATCTCATCCACTTGTTACTTTGTGGACCTCCAGTCATGTGTTCTCTACCCTGTTTAGCTAACCAGTTAAAGAAATAGATACTACCTGTTTTCTTAGCTGATTCTTCACCATCTTTTACTTCTTGAATATCATTAGATATTTGTCTATCTTTACCTTCTGCACCTTTAGAATTAACCTCTATAGATTTCCATGTTAGTGGCTTACCCGTACCAATAGCTCTAACAAAATTTTCTATTTGAGATAACTCATGTTTAGCTACCTTAGTATTAGTAGAATAAGCAATGTTAGAGTATCTAAATAAAGCTTCTTTCTCGGTTAAAGTATATTTAGTAGCTGTAGCTTTCCATGTATCTCCAAGACGTTTAAAGAACACTTCTTTAGAATATGGTTTAGTATTAGGTTTTTGTTTATTAAACTCAGTACCTAAAATTTCATCTAACTCTTTACTTATTTTCTTGGTTTCATCTAATAAAGCAATAATATCTTCAGCTACTTGGGGATATTTTTCATCTTCATATTCTTGTGTAGCAATACGAACAAAGTATGTTCCACCATTAAGTTTAGAATCAATATTATCTTGTGTAATTATAGAGTCAGTAAGTTCATTAACAGTATCTTCATTTAGTGAAGGAAAATATACTGCCATATCTTTTTGTTGTACAAAATGTCTTTCTAAGTATCCTGCTTCAATTCCTGCATTAAGTATTTGTAACCCAACAGATGCTTCTAATTTACGTTGAGTAAGAATATTTTTAGATTTTATTCCGAGTAATGCTACTGCTTGCGCTCCAACAGAGTTAGCTTGATAGGTCATACCAACACCTACTGTACTGAACATTCCTTGCATTACAGCATCTACACGTTCATCAGCATCTCTTCCAAAGATAGAATTAATCATCTGGTTAGCATTAAAAGCTGAACCAGTAGATGAATTAATAAATGATAGAAGGGATAAAGCAAATGCTGATACTACATTATCGTTTAACTTTTTATCTTGATGTAGTAATACTAAAGGATCAGCAGTAATATCGTTTGTTTTTTCAAAGTTTATTTTATCTAAAAGAATACCTTTAAATTGTTTTACAAATTCTTTTAGCTTAGGTACTTCATCTGTATTAGTAAAATACTTTTCAGGTTTAGAAAACAGTCTATCAAGTACATTAGGTACTTTATTAAATATATTTCCTTTAGCTACTGTTAGATAATCACTAAATCTTCTCTGTACAGTTAATTCACCTTCCTTTAATGCACCTTTATATACTTGTTTACCGTTTCTAAGAACTTGTTTACCGTTTTTATCTAATAAAGGTGTACCATTTTCTACAGAAGCATATTCTGTATTATCTTGTAAACCGAGATTACCAAATGATTGCATTAGATAATAAGGTCTTAAAGAATTTATAATATTAGGTATTAAACCGTATTTACTATCTACATCAAAGTCTTCTTCGTAATTAATTGCAATATCTTGAAGTACGTTAAATGCTTCTTTAGAAGAGAATCCTTTATTAACTAATTGTTTAAGTAATCCTTTAATCCAGCCTAACTGTTTTACTTCAGTAAATGGAAAGTATTCTTCGGTTACAAATTGAAAGTATGTTTCAGCATCTTTAGGTGGTTTAGCTACATCAGTTAAATTAACTTTAGTTTTTACTTCTTCTTTTGGTGTAGCAACAGCAGCTTCTTCTAAATCAACTTTGTATGTTGTATCCTTAAAAGATAGTTCTTTTACTAATTCAGGAAAGTTATTAGTAAAAAACTCTTGATACTTACTAGGTAAATTACCTTTAAATTCATTTAAGATTGTTGCTAATTTTTTAATAGAGTTTTCAGATTCAGAAATTTTATTTAATAGCTTCTGAATAGCTTCTTGTTGGACATCAAAACCATGATTATATAGTTTAGAATTCATCGTTTTACGTTTAGGAGAGGAAGTATATTCTTTCAGCTTTTGTTGTAAATCTTCTAATTTAGTAAGTAAACCAGGGTACTTTAATATTTGAGTGTCTATTTTAGTCTCAGAAGATTTAAGCATACCTTCCTCATCCAAAGATACCTCTGTAGGCTCTGTAGATGCTGTTACAGGCGTTTCCTCTTCTGAGGTAATAACTTCTTCAGTATTAGTTGTTTCGTTGCTTGTAGGAGATTCTATGTCATCAGGAATATTATCATTAAATGGGATATCCTCAGGCACAGTAGATAAATCTACTTCACCTTCATTTGGATTATAGGGTCTATCTTTTGAGGGTACATGATCGTCGTCTTGATTTACATTCGTTGAATTTAGAACATTCTCATCAGTCTGAGAGGTACTTTCAGGTGTAGAAGTTACTTGTGGTGTAATACCAAAATGAATATCAATTTGTTTTTGAATATTATCTAAAGCTGTTTTCATAATATTAGCTTCAGAAGATATTTCATTAGCTAATCCTTGAATACCCTGAGAATGTGATTTACCTGTAGTATGAACCAAAGGTATATAATCAAATGAAAATCCTTCTATAGGTTGATGTTGTGATAACTCCTGTTCTATACCTTTAATTTCACTTGGTTTAGCCTTAGCTAATTTTTGTGCTAATCTAGCTTTCTCAATATGGTATGAAACCCATTTAGTATATCTATTTTTTGCAGTATTAACTGCTTTAATAGAACCACCATTATTAAGTACATTAGTTATAATTTTTAGATGATCAGTAATACTAAGTTTTTCTGCTCTAGTTCCTTTACCACCAACAGCTATTTCATTACCTACTTCTGACGTAGTTTTATCGTTACGTTTATTAGGATACTTCTTTTCATGTTCCGTAGCTTGTTTAAAGAATTCTGTTTGTGTTTGTATCTGTTGTTTAGTTTCATCATCTAAGTTTTTATTGTTATTAATTACTATAGGTTGTGAACCAAATGTAGGTAATATCTTTCTATGTATCTCTTCTAATGAATCCTTTGGTTCAATAGTAATAGTACCTTTATTAGTAACTAAACCATTGATAGTATTTAATGCTTGTTTAACTGTTCTTTCAGTAGCAGGAGTAATATCTACTTTATCTGAATATACTTTAGAGATAGTTTTAGTTAATGCTGATATGCCAGTATTCTTTTGTTCTTCTGTACCTTTAATATCTTCAACATGACTAGATAGTAATAGTAAATCATGGTTTAAATCTAAAGATTCACCTCTTGTAATAGCAGAAAATACTTCAGAAGATGCTTTAGGTAAATGTTTAGTTTCAATACCAGTTTTAGCTAATACATAAGGATCATTAACTGTATTACTTTCAGCATACTTATCTGCTTTAGCAGTAGAAAGATACTTAAGAGTATTTAATGTACCTTCATCTTTAGTTCTTCCAATATCATTAAATATCGAACCAGTATTAGGTGATACAGTATCTGTTGTATTTCCAACAAGATTAGCTTGAATATCTTCTATTGTAGTATCAGGATTATTAACTATAGATTCGTATTCAGGTACTTGTGTCCAATTGTATAACTCTGATTCTGCATCAACTTGTTTAAGAATTGCATCATGTTCAGGTGATTCCATACCATTTCTAGCTATGTTAATAGCTGAAGCCATGTCTCTTTTTTCAGATAGAGTACCATCATGAGGATAATCTTTAATACCTTGGTTTATGACTTCTTGTCTATTGTCATCGGTAATAGTATCAACCTTAGTTTTATAATCATCTATACTTGGCTTAGAAGGTGTCAAATCTTCTGTTTTAGGCACATCTACAGCCTCACTAAGTGTTGGTTCAACTGAAGGTGTTTTACGAGCTTGTAGAGCAGATTTAGATGAATCTAGTATTGCTCCAGGAGTAGTCATTCCAGCTCCCATAGCAGCACCTAATACTGTACCTTCACCACCTGCTGAACCAACTCCTTCTTCTATTGGTTTACCAGTAGCTAAGTTAAGATAAGCTTGTTCTCCCATTGATTGAAGATTTTCTTCTATTAAACCTTCTGTAAATGCTGATTTACCTACTGATTTAATACCAGTTCCTAGTGTTCTTTGTGGTGAAACAATATCAGCAATAGCATCACCAAAATGAGTACCTGTAAACTTGCTAATAGCTGCTGTAGTAAGAGCTGTAGCCACAATAGGTAAACCATATTCATTAAGAGTTTTACCTTGTTTTTGAGCTTGTTCTGCTGATGAACTAGCAGACTGAATACCTTCAAAATTAGCACCATGACTAATTAAAGCTTTCTTAGATGCTTCAGATGATAGTGCTTCTTTACCTGCTAGTTTACCTGCTTCAGTAATAACTCCATTCTCTATGCCACCAGGAATAGTTTTAGCAGCATTAGTTACAATAGATTTAGCAAGATTAGCAGATGAACCAAGGATAGCTACCATAGGAAGTAAATTCTCAGGAACAGCTTCATTAAATAAATACCTTGGATTAGATACTAAAGCTACTGCTGCATCTCCCCATTGTTCCATTTGATTGAAACCTTTATCTACAATACCTTCTGGTTTAAAACCACTTGCTTCATGTTCTCTTTGTGTTTGAGATGCTCTTAATTCTTTAGCTTCTCTTGAAGCTTTAGTAGCAGGATCTTCATATAAATCTCTTAAGAAATTACCTGTTCTTTCAAAATCAGGAGATAAATTTTTGAGGGTATCTTTAGCATTATCATCAATAGGTAATGTATCAATAGTATTAGTAGCAAACTTGCCTAGAGCATTATCTAAAGGTGTTTGTATTGCATCTGGAATAATAGCATCTCTTACCATAGTAGATGCACCTTTAAGCATTCCACCAGCAATAACACTACCACCTAAACCAAATGCTCCTAAAGCTGTCTTAGCTGATCCAAGGACATTATCTAGTAAAGTAGGTTGTTGTAAATCATTCTTTAATTTACCTAATGAGTTAAATCTTGAATTGTAATCTACATTATTTTCAGGTGTATTAAGTGAGTCAATAATATTTGAACCAGATGAATCATATACATCAGCTATTTGTCGTTTACTCAACTTACCATCATAAAGAGTTGGATCTTGTTTTAAGTCACCTAATTCAAGAGTATTTTGACCTAAGAGTTTAGCCTTAAGTAACTCTTTACCTTTCTCACCTTGAGCATAAATATCTTGGTTTGTAATTTCATTAGGATTAGTCTTAGTCCAAGGAAACCATGAATCTTCATTACGAGTAGTAGCTAAAGCTTCTCGTTGCTTATTCATCTTAGATACTGCTCTTTCAGAAGTTAAATCTTGACCTTCATGATAAGTTTCATAGGTATCTAATGATTGTCCTTGACCTGCATGTAATCTTAGTTTTAATGGTTCAGTAACACCATTGGCTACTTCTACTGTACTAGGTAATATATCTACTGTATCTCCATCACTGTGTTCCCAATCTATCTTATTTTGGGTTAAGTCAATAGTAGATCTACCAAACTCATTACGTTTAGCGATTACAGTATCAAGTAAACTCTTTACCTTCTCAGTTGATTTAGTATTAGAATCATTGTAAGTAGTTCCTGAGTATGTAGTACCAGAGTAAGTAGTCATTGGTTTCCTTATTTATTTTAATTGTCTTCTTAACATCTCTGCATTTATTTGTCTTGCAGAAGGTCTTCTATCTTTAAAAATATTATAACCTAATCCACCAATACCACCAACAACACCACCAATACCATATCCAGGTAAAGCTCCAATACCTGCTGTAGGGATACCTCCAATAGCTGCACCAGCTAAAGCAGTACCACTAGCACCTACAGAAATATCTTTACCTAAATCACCCCAACTCCAAGCATTATCACTTGCTACAGAAGCTAAAGAATCTTCAAATATACCTGCTGCTTTAGGATCATCCGCATTAGCTCTACGTTGAGCATTTATGAATGTAGCATCAGCAGGAGAATATTGTTCTGAGGTTTGTTTTGCAGTTTCTCTAATATCTTTATACTCCTCTCTTTGATCCTTTTTACTATCAAAAGCATTCTTTAATTCAGCTACTTTTAAATCAGTATCAGCTTTTAATTGAGCATCAGCAGTAGGTAAAGTTCCTTTAGTTTGTAATTCTTTACTTTGTAACATTCCTTTAAATGCTTCTACTGGATCAATACCTTGAGATAATGCTTGTTGTTGAAAGATACCTGGGTTTACGTTACCATTTTTAGTATTAGCTAACATAAGATTACCTAAAGCTTTTGAATTCTCAATACCTCTTAGTCTTTCTTGTTCCTTTTGATATATTGGAGTATCTTTTTGTGCTTCCATTTCTGCTCCTCTTTTATTTACCCAAGCATCTAAAGGAGTCATCTGTTGTTGCTGAGGATTTCTTCTACCAAAGATAGATTTATTCTCTTGGTTTATAAGTGCATTATTATTTGCAACAGTTTGTTCATTTAATCTTTGTAACTCATCTGGACTCATCTTAGTACCTTCTTAAGAGTGGATCTTGGTTAGAAGCATCAAAACGTAATTTATCTTGCCAAGATAACTTATCATTTGAAAATTGATTTTGACCTATAGGAGATTTGTATTGTGGAGATTGTACTTGCTCTCCTTGATACATCTGAGGTTTAGATTGCATATTGTTAAAGTCTACAGAAGCACTTGTTGGTGTAGTATTGTATTGTATTCCTGCTTGAGAGACAGATTTATTTGCTTCATAATCCATATCTCTATTATTCCCTCTTAGATTTCTTTTATAGAAATCAGAATTCTTATCTACTTTACCGTTAACCAATGCAGCATCTCTTTCTTTACTCATTCCCGTAAACATACCTTCATAAGGATTAGTTGTATTACTAATTACAGGATTACCATTAATATCTTTAGCTACGGATACACCGCCATATGTCTTCTGAGTAGGTTGTTCACCTAAGATATTCTTATTAGGTTGTTGAGGTGTATTAGATCCAACCACAGTAGGTTGAGTATATCCTGAAAGTATATTACTTTCTTGTTGATCTACTAAACTACTATCTTTAAAAGGTGAAGTTTGTGAGTTACCCTTATTAGTTATAGCAGGTGTGAAACTTTGTAATTGTGAGTAAATATCATTTTCTGTTGGTTTATTTAAAGGTGCATCTTGGAGTGAAAAAGCATCTTTAGAACCATAACTACTTATAGGATTTTGGTTTGTTTGTGTAGGTATTTCACTAAAAGGATCAAATGAAGTTCTAGGCATACCTTCATTTATTTTATATTGTTTAAGTGCTGTTTGTTTTGTTGTGAATGGTTTTCTAGTCATACATAATTCCTTATATTTAGTTGTCAAGAGTTCCATCAAATAACTTACTAAGCACTGAGTAGTTATTAATGAGTTGATTTACAGAACTGGAAAATTTATCTTTTAATGAAGTATTCATTTTATCTAAGTTATTTAGAGACATAACGCTGTTTGGATTACTGTAAGCATTTAATTTAGGAAATATACCATAAGAATTATAAAATGACTTTAAGAATGTATTACTTTTTTCTTTATCTACTTCTTTATCTAAGATAGGTTTCATCATAGTATCTAAGACAAGTATTCTATTATCTTCTGTAAGATATTCATCTGAAAATTCATCTACTTGATTGTCAGATAATTTAGCTTGTAAAACTAAATTTGGTAAATTTTGGTATACTTCCTCTTTATCAGAAATAGAGAAGTCTTTAATAAGATCTTCTGAGAATGGAATAATAATACCTGAGTAATCCTGTATTTTAGTAAATGAAAACTCTTTTGTTTCAAAATCACTGTCTAAAAAATTAGCAATACCTTCTACATTTACTTTACCTGATTCAGTAGTTATATTTACTTTTTGCTTATTCTCTACTAACTCATCTAAATCCATACATACATAATCATTAGTAGTTAAGTCCCATACTTCATATTTAAGACCATAAATAGTTATCTCTTGTCCTTTATTATCAGAATCATTTGCAGATATAATTATCTCAGACATTGGAACTCTTTCAGGAGTTAGTAAGTCAGAAACAGTTCTTTCATTAGAGCGTTCACACGAGATAATATCTAAAACATAATGCTCAGGAAAGTTAATATCTTCGGGTATCTTACTATTAATAATACAACTTGGTTTATCTACTAAATTAATCTCTTTCTTAGAAATATATAAGTAAGAAATTCTTATTTTATATATAGAATTTACAAACCAAATTTCATTTAAAGGTATGTATGTATCTCTGTTATAGATTGTAGGTAACTCAGGTAAACTAATCTGATATATACCCATTGATAAATTAAATGCTAATTTGTTATCTTTAAATTTTGTTAGAGTATCTTCATATATTGATTTAGGTAAATTATCCTGTTTACTTAGAAAATCAAAAAAGACAAATAAGTATTGTATCGCATAATTATTTTTAGTATTTAAAGGTATCCCCAAAAATATTGAAGAAATACTACATAACTTATCTGTTTCAAGTTCTTTTGTTGTGTAGGGGGATGCGTAAATATTATGTTGATTGGTGTGCTTATCAAAAAGATTTTTACATTCTTTGAATGTATATGTATTTGCTCGTAACCCATACGGAATATTAGGTGGAAAATAATGAATGTTGTTTGTACTATTTTTATAACTAAAGATACTATCAGTATTGTTGAGAAACTCATAAAGAGCATTTTTTATAGTTGTGTCTTTAACTCTAGTAACATATTTAGTTATGTAATTGGGGTTTATTTTAATTATTTTCCTAATGTTAGACGCTATACCATAAACCTCAGAATATTCATTATTATATGCCCTCCAATCATGTCCATACAATACTTCATTAAACTTTAATAAATACCTTTCTCCGAAAGAATGTGTTAAATAAGTAATATTAACTTTTTTAGCATTAAAAAACTTAGATAAATGTTCTTTAACATTAAGAATATTTATACCAACTAAATAAGATACTTTTAATAGGTTATCCTCTTGTTCTTTAGATAATTCAGATAACACTTGTATAGGTGAAATAAAATTATATTCTAATTCTTTTGTTGTATAAAAAGATTCAAGTTCAGTTACATATTTAGAACTTTTTCCCCATAGAATTAATCCACCTACATCTATTACTAATTGTTGTTTTGTAGAAACATAAATGTAAAAACAGATTCCAACAAGTTCGGGATATATTAAACAGCTTCCACCTACAAACTCTTCAGGAGTTGAAACTATAGTGGGATTAAAACCCTTATCGACAGTATTCTTTGAAAGTAACCATTTACCTAAAAGTTCTGGTGTAAGTTTGTTTGTAACTCTCCTTACTTGAGCATCTGTAGGATATAATCTAACAGAAATATTTCGTGCGTAAAAATATGTGAATAAGTTCCCAAGCTCGTAATAATGAAAATGCTCTGAATAGTCTTTAGAAAAATCATATCTTTCCCTTGCTCCATCCTCACCGCTAAGAGTTAAATAGTAATCTATGCGTAAGGATAATATAAAATACTTATGTAATTCTTTTTTAAGCACATCTAAGAATAGTAAATATTTTTTATATACATCATTGTAAATTTCTTTATCTTTGGTTTCAGATAAAAGTTTTACATATTCTTTTGATTCTATAGATAATTCTTTTAAAACATTGTATTGGTTATCAATTAAGGTTTTAGTATTGTCCCGATCAGGTCTGTATGAGTGTGGCAAGTATAATCTATTTTTAACTTCTGAAACAAATTCATTAACAGGTTCACTAACATAATCATTATATGTATTATCTTCGTTATCTTCTTTAATATTTTTGCGTATCTCATCGTTAGCTAAATTAACTTCTTCTAACAATTTAGTTTTATCTAACAAAGATGTTTTGAAATATACTCTAAACTTATCTTCTTTAGGAATATCTTTAACTACTTTATCTATTTTATTTTTATAAGATGTAGCTACACCAAATACTAAACTACTTGATGTAGGTACTTCTGCAATACTTTTATATATAGCTTCTTTAAAAATATTAAAAGAGATACCATCATTAAGGTTAATTGAATATAGTTTCTTCATGTCTATATAACTTGGCTTTGTCCCCAAGAAATAAGACTATTTCCTTGAGAGCTAATACGCGATTTATCACCCTCTGTTGTGCTAGAAACCATTTCTGCACTAAAAAAATTTAACCCAGCTTTAACTACTTCAAACGCAGTTTTATATTTATCTGGGTTTCTTAGAGCTGCGGTTGTTTGTGCTTTTATTAGAAGTAAGTTAGCCTCTAAAGTTTTATATTCAACTAACTTTTGTTTTAAATCTTCTGCACCTAACTTTAGTTCAAGTTTTAATTTATCTAATTCTACAACTTTTTGTAATCCATCTTTTACTAAGTTATCGTTCATAACCTGTTCTTTAAAGATATTCTTATCTAAGAGTAAAAGTTCTTTATCTGCTTGTACTATTTTTAATTCAATTAATTGTAATTGTTTAGGTAATAACTGAACTTCACCTAATAGTTTAAGTGTTTCAGCCTCTATCTGTTTACCTTCTAAAATTAACTTATCTTTAGTTACAAGTAAATTATCTCTTTCTTGTTGAGTTAATAAACTATCAACATCTGTTTTATACTTTTGAGAATCGAGTAAAGCACCTTCTTTAGGAATATTTACTAACTTAGCATTAAGAGTAGATACTTCTGCAATAGCAGATAATACTTGTTGTTGTTTAACTAATATATCTTGTGTAGCTTCATCTATCTTCTTATTAATAAGTAAAATATCTGCTGTAGATTTTTCTACTTGAGAATCTAATACTGCACCTTCCTTTGGTATATTAAGTAACTTAGCATTTAGTGTAGCTACTTCGGCAGTAGATTTTAATACTTCTTGTTGTTTGTTAAGAACTTCTTGTGTAGCAGATAAGACGTTTTGTTGCTTAACTAATATGTCTTGAGTAGCTTCTTCAATCTGTTTATCAATTAGTTGAATATCAGAAGTTAGTTTAAGAACTTGTTTATCTAGTAATACTCCTTCTTTAGGTATGTTTAATACTTCTGCATTAATCTTAGCTATTTCTGCTGTGGAGTGAAGTATTTGAGAGTCTACTAATTGTCCTTGTTTACCTAGATTTAATACTTCAGCTTGTGATTTGAGTACAGCTTGAGTTTCATTTAATACTTGTTGGTCTAATAAATTACCCTCTTTAGGTACATTCAAGAGTTTAGCATTTATCATACTAATTTCTGCTGTACTATGAAGAATCTGTGAATCTATCAATTCTCCTTGTTTACCAAGATTAATTACTTCTGCTGCTGACTTAAGAACTTCTTGTTGAGCATTAAGAACTTGTTGATCTATTAACAATCCTTGTTTAGGTATGTTAAGACCTTCAGCAATAACATTATCTGTTTCAGCTTCAACTTTTAATACTTGTGCAGCAGTTAATGCTCTTTGATCTGCACCCAATACAAGAATAATTACTTCATGTAAAGTAGTAGCTAATGCAGCATTATATACAGCTACTGCTTCTGAACCTTTAATTCTATTTTCAGCAAAGACAACATCTAATTTATCCTTAATGTTAGCCATTAATGGATCAAAAATTAATGTTACCTCACTAGCTACTACTGTTGTCATTTGTTTATGCCTCTTCGTTTAAACGATTAGTGATTGACTGTTCATGAGCCAAGTCTTTTAATTCTTGTTCTGTTAAATTAGGAAGAATTTGAATAGAGTATTCCTTCATTGGTTTGGTTTTGTTGATGTCTTGTCCTTGAGCATCTTTAACTTTGTAGTGATGAACATATCTTTTCTCTTCCATCATATCTACTAAGATTTTAGGTACATGCCAAGCATCAGCATTGAAAGGTACATACTTAGAAATCATACCTATATACGCATTACCTGCTGTAAATATGTCACCTTCCATAGCTGCTTTAGTAGGATTCATGCAAGCTACTCTTACTCGAATTAATCTTTCAGATTCCTTTTTAAGTCTTGCTTTCTTTTGTCCTAAAGTTTCTACATATTGAGACATATCTGAATCATTACCTTTAGCTGGTTCTTCATCTAAGTCTAATGCACTTTTAACTTTAGAGCGTAATTTGTCTAAGCCAATAGAAGGATGATATGTAATACCCATTCTATCTGCTCTATCTTTAAGCAGTTGTAATTCTTCTTGTTCTGCTGTTAATTGTACTTCATTTGTCATGGTTTAATTCTCTTATTAATTATGTAGGTCATTCCTACGGCAATGGATACGAATATCCTGACTATCATAAACATCAACAGAAAGGCATCAAATCTTCGATTCTAGGCACTTTCTCTGTTGAGCTATAACTTTGTATTACTAGGTTAAATATCTCCATAAATAACCTTTATAAGGAGTATTATCTAACTTCAGTATTCTATTTAAACTGGTTTGACTTACATAGTCTAACAATAATGAAGCCTCTTTAACAGAATCAAATGATTTAACAAATGTTCCATCTAAATTAAATTGAGCAATAGGTAAACTATGCGCTCTAATTGTGTTCTCTGATTTAGAAATCCATCTACAATTTGAGATTGAATAATTTTTTTCTGGATCAATCCTATCTAATGAGTATCCTTCAACATAAGAAGATCCCATCTGTAAATAGAATATTTTAAAATCTTCCCACATTGGGGAATATGTTATACCTTTTTCACCATAATACTTGTATCCAACATGTTTAGAGTTTCTACATCTTTCTTTCATACCACCCCAAGTATGGTAGATTTGTGTATTGTGCATTCCATGCCCAAATCCTGCAACAGTTCTACACTTAACTGCACCACAACTTTTAGCTCTCATACCTATTGTAATTTCTTTTTTAACTGCTTCCTTACATGAAGGACAGTGAAATAAAGCATAACTACATAATTTAGTTTTTCCAGATTTTGTGATATGTGTTTCTGTTGGTAATTTTTGTAACTGTTTCATAAATATACTGCCTCTTAATTAAAAGAGACAGTATACGCTTTACTTTTATATTTGTAAACCCATATAAAAGTTTACCGTCCCTTTAATATCAATACTCAGCAACTGTGTATAAACAGGCGATACGTTCAGCTCTCAAAACCATAAAACCATAATAAAATTGAATGGAAGTGAAGCCCGTAGTACCATAAGGGTCACGAGCATAACTCTCAGGTGAACCAGGTTTAGCTGTATAGATGTTGAACTTACTACCTTTACCAGCACCACCAGATTTAAAGCTGATAGTAGTAAATGATTTATCACCAACAACTAACATTGGATATACATCATATTTACCACCAGTTTGTCTATAACCAGCGTTATTAGTAACAGTAGCACCAACACCAGCAAAGTGTTGCATTTCCATTACTACGATGATTCTAAAGCAATCAATTGAACCAAGTTCATCTTTTTCAGGTGTAGTAGCTGCACCATATTGACGTACTTCAATCAATGCTTTGTTACCAAAGTTATCAACCATACGTTTCAATGTAGGTACTAATGCAGGAGATACATAAATGAATCTAGCAGCATTAATAGTACGAGTATCTACCATACGCGAACCTTCAATAACAGTAGTATCTCTAGGAGTACGATTGTTATCTAAAGTAACAGCAAGACGAACAAAGTCATCATACGTTACTAATGATACAGCACCAGTTTCGCCTGAGATAGTAGCTTTAGAAGTAGCATCACCACCAAAAGTTACAACACCAGCAGAGTTCAATAAATCCATTTGAATCATGTCTTCTTGTAACTCATTTGCACCAAAGATCATCTCACGATGCAAGTGCATATCCAACTCAGCATCAGTATCAAAGTCTAAGGATTCTTGAGTCCATTGACGATAGAAACCGTACTTAGCAAAAGTACCTTCTAACTCAATACGTCTAAAACCAACTCTGTTTACATAACCACCTGTTTCACTTAATACAGGTAATTTACCAGACATATAACCTACGTCTTTAGAGCTACCATATAAGTTACCTCCACCATTAACAGAAGCATGTTCAGAAATAGTCCAACCTAAAACAAGTAAAGCAGCTTTAGTAGTAGCATAGTCAGTATTAAATACACCTAATTTTTTAAAGATGTCTACTGCTTTAGCTTTAGCATTAGTAATTGCTGTAGCATCAACTGTAGCATGATTACCTACTGCCCAGTAAGATACCCACTCATTACCTGTATTTTTCAATGCAGGGTCTTTAATCTCAATAGTAGATTCAAAGCTAGTAGTTAAACCAGCAGCATCAATACCTTGATCGTTAATGTTAATATCAGCAAGCATTGGCATGATGTGATATTGTTTAATTTTCTTACCTAAGTTCTTAGGCATTTCTAAGGTAGATGCTAACTTAGAGAATACTTGAACTTTAGCAGCTTCTTGTAATACTGTTTTGTTATAGTAATCGGTACGAATTTGAGTACCAACGGAACTATTAGCTCCAGTACCATATACTTGTGGATCAGCCATTGTGTTATTCCTTATCTAAATAATGATTTATCTAATTTAGCAAAATCTTCATCTGACATAGCCATGATGTCTAAATTGCTTAAATCAGTAGTTTTTTTACTTGGAGCAGTTCTAGTAATACTAGCTGCTTGTTTCTTTTGTTTGTTATCTTGTATTGGTTTAGTTGGTTGTACAGCTTGCTGTATGACTGGTTCTAGCTTGGTAGTATTAAAACCACCATTGGCTTGAATGTAATCTCCTACAGTTCTATAAGCATCTAAATCAGATACACCATTAAGTCTTCCTAACATTCTTTGAGTAGCAACTTCTTTAGCAATGGTGTCATAAATTCCATTACCGATTTGCTCATTCAATACAGTTATTGTTTGAGGATTAGCACTTAAGTATTCCTTGGATTGATGATCCCATTCTGAACCAAGAATCTTTACTGTAGTATCAAATTGAGGAGTATGTTGGATAGAATCCAGTACATCATTCAACTCAATTGCTTTATCATCTACTTGGTAGTTACTTGGTTTATAGTTTACTTCTTCAGAAGTATCTATATCTAATGGATCAATACCACTTTCTTTTAATAACTTTTGTATAGCTTGTGGATTCTTATTCTTAAGGTCAATCAAGTAACTAAGTTGTTCCGCATCTAACAAATCATTCTGTTTTAACATCTCTCCAATTTTACGAAGAGGTTTAATCTCTGTTGTCTTCCGTTGATAATCAGCTCCCATTTGCATAAGCTGAATAGCATCATCAATACTATTAACTTGTACTTCTTTTCCATTGGCTTTAAATGGAGCTGTAATACGCTCATATTCAGCCTTATAATCTATTTCTATAGATTCATCAGTATCTTCTGTAGAAACGTCTGTATCAGCCTTTAAGGTGTCTTCTTGAGTGTTTTCTAAACTTGCATCAGCAAACTCTTCATCAGACATATTAAGGAAGTCTTGTTCCTGTGGAACATCTTCAACTTGAATATCTAGTAATTCACTCATTAGATTTCTTCCTCTTCATCATCTTTATACTCTTCAGGATTATCCAAGTATTCTTGACACATTTGAATAGTTTTATCTGCTAACTGTCCTCGTTGCATAATAGTCTTAAAGAATTGATCCAATGCACCAATAGCCATGAAGTCATTAAGCATCTGAGCTTGAATCTTAGGATCTTGTAATTGAACATTAGCTCTAAGCATAGTAATTCTTACAGGTTCTTTCTCGAAGTATTCATCCTGAAAGAGACTCTTAAAGTCTTTATTATTTAAAAGTTTATTTAATGAATCTCTTAAACCAGCTTCTCTTTTAGCAGTCTTTAATTGTTCTTTAACTTGTTTCTCTTGTGTCATTTCTTGTGTCCTCTTATGAGATTTTTAATAATTAAGCACTTAACATACTAACCCATTTACCTACAGCAATATCTGTAAGTAAACGTGATTTACCAGCAGCAATAGCTACACCTGTAGCAGTAGCAACAGCATTGATTGTATCTGTACCATCACCAAACAATTGTAATGATGTAGCACTAGAATTGTGTACTAAATGTTGTACACCTGAACCAACTGCTAATGGTAGTTTAATTGAATCAGCAGCAGTAGCTACAGTAGCAACTTCATGGGTTGTTTTACTTGGATTTAAAGCTAATGCAGCAGCTTGTGTTCCACCAGCATGAGCAGTAATACCTTTTTCAATATTATCTACTCCGTTTTGTTTTTGCTTTAAAGCAATACTTTGTCTTGTTTCTTCAGTCATTTTAATTCCTTAACACTTTTTAGATTTGCCTGGTTTAGGCATTGGTTTAGAAGGTTTATCTTTCATTACTTAACTCCTGGTTTAGGTTTAGCTTTATGAACAAAGTTGTACATATTCAAAGTTTTGTATACGTTCTCTAAGAACTTCGTAATATAAATCCATATAAGTATATTGTAATTTTAATCGTACTTGTTCTGAATTAGGTAGTTCTGCGTATAAAATATTGCCAAAAAATTTATGTAAAGCTATTTTTTTAGTATTTAATTCTTCTGCTTCATCTACTACACGTTGTTGATGTGGTAAGTAATCCATAATTATTTTCCTTTAGAAGGTTGTGGTTTAGCTTTAATCTGATCCATACTTGAAGCATGGTCTAATACTCTATTCTGTAAATTCATTTGATGTTCTTGGTTCATCTTATCTTTTTCTAAACCATGATTCATTAAATCTTTATCTACCGCTTGTTGATGTTTAACTTGTTCTAAAGCAATATTACCTTGTGCTTGTGCTTGTACTGTCTCTATAGCTCTTTGATGAGATACACCTGACTCATCATTAACAAAATCAAGACTTGTCTTATCAGCAAGTTCATTCATTTGTTTAGCTCTAGCTTGTTCTGTAGCTATCTTAGCATACTCTAATTGAGTCTGTGCTTGATGTTCTGCTACCTTAGCTTGAATCTCTTGCATTTGAGCTTGTATGAGCTGTATTTGAGCTTCTACTAATGGATCTGGTTGTGGAGGTTCAGGTACATATTTCTCAATCTTCTTAGCTAAGTCTGGCATCTTTCTTAGTTTAGCAATCTCTACAAGAATCATTTGACTGAAATCTTGTGGCATTGTATTACCCATTGTTTGAAGCATAAAGCTTAACTCTTGAGCTTTTTGTTCATCTGCCTCAGCAGTAGATATAGTTAAACTAATATCAATATTACCTGCTAAATCATCTCTTCTAACAGTAACAAATTCTTCATTAGTAATTCTAATTACTTCTTCTTCAGATAAGAATTCAGAATTCATAGATATAAACTTTCTACCTATCTGAACAATACCTTGAGCCAATCTTCTTAATATACCTAATTCTCTTTTAGATGCTGCATCTAATGCACCACGAACACCTACAGCAACATTACCTAAAGATTGACCACCAATACCTTGTGAGAATGATTTAACTCCTGTAATAGATTCTGCTTCCATATTCTGCATGTTAATCATGTACTGTGCAGATTGGGGAATCTCTGGATATACAGCCATGTGAAATGCTTCACTAGGATGTCTTCCAGGATTGAATTCATAATCCTTACCTTGCTCAAACTTCCTCTTATTAACAACGTCTAAAGCATCTTTACTAATACCTTGTTGAGCATTAGCACTTCTACCCATAATGTCAATCATACCTCTAGTTACTGCACCAATAATCTTTTGATTATCTTCTAATAGTTCACCATCAGGTTCACCATATACAGCTTTACGAATAGGTAAGTATTGTACTATTACAAAAGGAAGTTTCTTATCAGGAAAAGGATTCTCTTCTTGTCTAATAATTTGATTACCAACCCAAGTAACTACAATTGGTTTAACTACACCAGAACCATCAATATCCCAATATCCCCAATACTCATAAGCTACTATTTTCTGTCTTGGTTTATCTTTAAAACTAAAAGAGTATTGTTCTCTATAGTAATTATCTTGGCTTAGATTAGTTGTAGTATCTGTTTCAATTAAATCTAAATCAGAATAGATTCCATCTTTCTCTAATTCAGATTTTGATGTTTCAAATCTAAAAATAATGAATTGAGCTTTATCTGTGTTACCTCTACATGAAGGATCAATAATAACATCATTGTAATTACAGACTTCAACTGTAGGACAGTTCTTAGTTACTTTAGTTTTAGTCTCAATGTGTGAACCTGCATTTTGAGGAAACATAGGAGTACCATACTGCATACTCATATCTAAAGCTTGTTGAAACTCTTGAGGAACTGTTTGACTAAAGTTTATTGGGTCATCTTGTTTACCTTGAGCCAAGGCTTGTAATTTCTGTATATAGGCTGGGTCTTGTGAAGGAATGAATTGGAAGTCTTGTACTTCTTCTTCTACTACCTCTTCTTCATAATCCCATCCAGTACGAACAACTACAGTACCTTCATCTACAGCAGTTCTAACATATTCATCAATGAACTTTGTTTTATCTATCTTTGTATTGAACTGGTTGTTTATTACTAATCCATTTTGTACAGCAGCTTTCTTATCTTCAAAGGTAATTGGGTCAGTGTTAAACAAATCATCTGTACTTAAGAATGGTTCTGATAAAGCAGCATATCTCCACTCTGCTTGTTTACGAATAAGTTTAGGTACTATATTACTTCTCGACTTACCATTGTCTATCTTAGCTGTACCAGTAATATTTAAGTTATCTAACCAAACATTTACTTTTACTTTATGTCTATCATGATCTGATTGTGCTGTAGTCAAATCTGTCTTTAAATCATCTAACTTAGGTGGATTCTTCCACTTAGCTAGTTTAGATTCTTCTTGAACTTCAACATCATCATCGCTATCTATAATCATATCTTAGTTACTTATTGTAATAAATGGTTGATGAATAAAGTAATTAACAATATATTCTTTAATAATTGGTTCTTCCTGTATCGTATTATATTTAAGTAATGGAAGACTACTTATGTTAACATTTTCAGTAAGCAGTAGGTGTTCTACAGATCCATACACAGAATTTATATTTTCATAAGAATAATTATATTCTCTAATTTCTTTAGTTGTTTCGTTACTTTCAGTAATAAATAAAGTTTCGTTAATTATAGCTCCCATAAAAGCTATTAATAATTCTTTTTCTTTAATAAGTTCATAACTGCTTATAGTATTTTCTAATTTTTCAATACTAACACTATTCTCATATATGGTGCAACCAATTTGAGATGTAAGCTTTTCTTTATTTAAACTTACTTCTAAAATATTGTTACCCTTAGTTTGTAAAACTATAGGACTGTGTATTGTATCTCCAGCACTATACAACAATACAGTAAGCACATATTGGCATAGTGTTCTTGGTTTATTAAGAGTATATACTTCAACATCGTTTATATAAAACCTAACAATATAATCTTCTACTTGAATAGCATAAGAATCATTTATGCTATGAAAGTTACCTATCAAACTTTTAAATACACCAAACGAATAAATACTTACTTCACCATTATTATATAGAAAACTGTAAGCAACATTACTTGGATTAATTTTAGAATAACATAAAGCTATATCTGATACACCTCCAAATATTCCAACAGAGTACATTGAAATACGGAAAAATATTTTACCTACATTAGTAAAAAAATCTCTCGATATTGCTTGTGCTTCCCAATCTAAAGATAAAAGTGAGATGTTGCTAGCTTTAGATATATTAGCAAGTTGTGCTTTAGAGTTTACATAAAGATTTTGTGAACCATAACCTAAATCTGTATTGGATAATACTGGTACATCATCTACATCTTGTGAAATTATAGGATACAAGAGTGTATTATTATTCTTTTTATACTTGTGTAAAGTTTTAGATTTACTAAAACTAAATCTATTTTCAACTTTAGTAATCTCTCCATTAGCTAAGAATTCTTTAGTGAGATTTACCATTCTAATACCCCTCTTGTATTTAACCAGTATGGTGGAGTATATGGTGTATTAGGTATTATATTACTTCCAGAATGCCCCCAAATTGTTCTAAATAACCCATCACTTCCTTTATAACCTACGGTAGCTACACCTACCAACAAATCACTATATTCTGTGATGGATAAAACATTTGTATCTGACGAACTCTCTGTTGTAAAAGCAACAGTCTCAACTGTGTAACTTGATGCACCTCCCGCTAAAGCAACTGCGGTATCTAACATTAACTCATCGAGTTTAAAATCTGCGTCATTAGCTTTAATAGTAAAACGGTCTTCTAAAAATGTTTCGTTTAAATCATTACTCCCTGTAAGTACACCATCTACATATACGAAAGTTGTTGAACCACATTTTTCAATACTTATAGCATACTGTACATCCTGCCATAGCTTAAAAGTTGGTAATATATAGTTTTGAACTGAACTATCCCAAACATCAAGACCATATTCACTGAATGTAATAATAATTCCTTGATACTTTATACAGTTAAGTGATCCCCAACCAAAGGCGGATGCTTTAAATCTAAATCTTAATGTATAATCACCTGAAGAATGTATAGCAACATTATTTATACTGTACTGTGACTCACCAACACTTTGCCCTTGAAAATTTCCACACGCTACTCCAAAGACTGCATCTGATGGTGATAACGAAATTCTATTTAAATAATTTGTCCCTATAAGATTGTTTGAACTAGAGTCATGTATAATAGTTTCATTAGATGAGTTATCAAAATGTAATAATAATGCGATAGCCATTGAAAATCCTTTAATACGTTATAATATAAAATAAGGCAGATTATCATTGCCTATTAAGTTTATATTATGCAGAATGAGTAATTGTAGCTGATTTTATATTCACAACAGTAACACCTAAAATAAAATCTGTTGTACTTAAAATTAGCTCAGTACCCTCACTACCAACAGATATATTTGTATATACATCAACACCTCCAACTGACTTTCTAACTCTAGCTACTGTTGCTATACCTGAAGCGTCTGCTAAATTATCATATATTGGTGTGGTAAGTGTTAATACGCCATCAACAACATTTCCAATAGGATTTGCAAGAGGAATTGTTGCTAATATAGTTGACATACCTATAGTACCTATTTCTAGTATTGCCGAAGTACCTGCAAAAATAACATCCGCTTGCATTCGTACATTTTTTAATTCAAGTGATCTATTCATAAATATTTTTTTTTTTTTTAAAAAGAGTATGCTACATTTTGTAGAGGATATACTTGTCCTAGAACCATAGGAAAGAATGAACTATCTAATACAGATTCAGCACCTACAACCCCACATGTACCTTGTGATCTATATAATCCAGTATTTGCTGAAGTAGCAGAATCTGCTAATCTATGTACTCTATAGAATGTAGGTGATCCATTAGCCAAACAAGTAGCAGACATTGATTCTGCAATATTTCTTTGACATATACCTCCTACAGAAGAAGAAAATGTACCACCAGTAACACCATCATTATTTACTGTAAACTTTGCTAGTAATGTTCCTGTAACAATATCACTGGGTGATACAGGAACAGGACCATTAAAGTAAGATACAGCAAATAAATTTAAATTTGTTTTAATTGCAGCATCTGCTGCAACATTTTTTAATGAATCAGAAAGCATTAAGAATATCCTTGTAATGTTATAGAAATATCTGCTATAGATAAATCTTGTATTGTTGGAAATACAAGTTCTATAGAGTCATCTTTTGTTATTGTTTGTGTGCTTGAAGAGGTAAACACACCTACATTTGTTATATTTGTAAATAATAAATTGCCTATAGTTATACCATTTTTAGTAATTAATACATTTACATCTGCTAACGGTCTTTGACTACATCTTGCAACACTTCCTTCAAAATTAGTTTTAAAGAATACCGTATATGTTGTAGAAAAATAACCTAGTAATTGATTACTTATAGGCACACCCTGAACGAATGTTCCAAATTGTGTTGGTTTTACTACTCTTAAAATACTAGGAATAATTATCCAATTAGATTCTGTTTGTCCTGGTGTAGTTATTAAAGCTCTAATGCTATCACCCTCAACTACAACAATTGATCCTAGAGTACCTGGAACAGATATTATCCATGTATCTCCTTGTACTACATCTGTACTTGGAAACAAGTTGGTTGAAGCTGAGTATTGTCCTTTATCCTTAAAAACAGTTGTAAGTACGCTATCTGTATAGTCTTTAGCAGTATTAAGTGTATCAGTATCTGCACTAGCTTGTAATGTACTTACAGGTTTATTAATATCGCTTGTATTATCTACATTAGCAATTCCAGTAACGTTTACTTTAGGAATCTGAACATAAGGTAGAGTATTCCATGTAGCTGAACCATTACCAATTTTATATAATAATGTATTTGATTCAAAACCAATCTCATTTAATAATAGAATTGGGTTGTTTATAACCCATGCAGCAGAGGAATCTATTCTTGGTTTAACGGTGTCTACTTTAGTAGCACTATTACCTCCAGATATATTACCTGAGAAAGCATGAGTTATAACAGATTCCCAAGACAATCCATTCCAAACAAAAAAAGATTTAGAAACAGTGTTCCAATAAAGAGAACCTTCTACAATAGTAACTGGTTCAACAGAAAATGCTCCTAAATACTTTTCATTAAATCCACTTGTACTTGCTGCAATGGATGCGTTATGTGCGCTATTACTAGCACTTAAAGCATCTTGAGCAGCATGTATTGCACTAGCTTCAGCTAATACAGCATATTCACTAGCTGTAGTCATTATACAAATCCTCTTTCATTAAATTTATTATTAAATCCAAATGAATTAACAAATGTTCCTGATTCATTAAGGGAATCAACTCCTACTCTATATGCTTTAAATGCAGTCATAGTATCTGCATGACTTGCACCTAATGCTTGTTGAAAACCTAAATAGGTTACATACAACATAAGTACAGAGTTATACTGACTTGCTAAAGGTAGCTTACTTGATAAGTTACTTATCTGAGCTGGTGTTGCTTTATAGTCAAGTGTTAATGGTTGTCCTGTAATAGGGTAAGGAGCAGTAAATACTAAATTATCTGATATAAAGATACTGTTACAACTTCCCTTTACATTCACACCTACTTCAAAGGAATCAATTCTAGGAACAATCTTTCCTTGTAAGTCTCTCCAATACATTCCAGGAGTAACAATGGAATACATAGATTCAAAGTCATTAGGTAAATCATACTCAGTAACTGAATCTGAAAGAGTAACTACTTCTGTTTTACTTAGTAAATCAAATTCATCTGAGATAGTTTGAATAGCTAAGTTAGTATAAGAAATGATAGATTCTTGTGTAACTGATGTTTGATGTAAAGAACCATCTTGTACTAGTGTAACAAATTCAGATAATAACATTTAGATTCCTTAAACAATATATGAGCTAATGTAATTTCTTTCTTCAGGTATGTCAAGTTCCCAGATAGGATTGTGTATATTATTTTTAACAGGGATATCTTCACTTGGTTTCCATGCAGTTAATGAACCAAGCATACTAATAGTATCTATAAAGTCATCGTGTTTAGATTTGAATCCTCCAGCACTAGCTAATCTTAATTCATCCAAAGCTTCTACTATTGTTGGATCTAGTTTCATTTCTTCTGGGAAGAATATCTTATGAGTTTTAAACCAAGGAACAACAATATTAAATCTTTGCATTTTATTAGTATTAGGTCTAATTCCAGGTTTAGATGAATTGTTATCACTAGCTATAGTAAACCATATATTTCTATTCATCATTTCTCCTTCAATCCATTGAATGAATCCTCCTTGTTGTCCTGTAACTTCTATACCTACTTGTTGTGGTTTATACATTTGAGACAATCTAAAGAGTTCATCTACATTCTTTTCCATAGTTTGTTTCTTACATATACCATCTACCCAGAACCAATCCCCATTAGCATTATATGCCCATACAGAGATAACGCTAAAGTCAGCAGAAGTCTTTTCACTTGTGGCAAAGTCAGTAGTAATATAGAAGTTAAATATTCCTTTATTCTTTAATACTGATTCTCTTTTAAACCATCTAATATCTGAATCAGTAATAAGTCTATCTTCATCACTCATAATTCTTAACATTAACTCTTGGTTAAAGGTATCTATTTTACCTGCTTTAAGTGCTTTAGTATATTTCTCTTGAACGTATTCATAAGTAAACCTATCTTCCCATGCACCATTAAATTCTTCTTGAGTACAGGGAAATTGTTCACATACAGGAAATACATTTACTTTCCATGCACCTGATTCTACTGCTTTATATAAAGGATCTCTTGAATTAAATGGTGTACCATTCCAAACTACTTTTCTTCTAGTAGGATGTAAAGCATAATCAATAGCTTTATATACAGTATCTTCAATACTTGCAATAACTGTTACTGACCTAGCATCTTCATCTGAAACCAAGTCATCTAATATTGCTAAGTAAGGTCTCTGACCCATCTCCTTAGCTCCACGAACACCTGTCTTAGCTCCATATCCTTTGAATACAGTCATTACTCCATCAGCATTAATAAATTCCCATCTAACATCTGTAAATCTTGTAGAAGGTATGTATTCTTGTAAGAAGGAACTATTCTGCCACCTATACTCAAGGTTCTTTCTCATGTTCTTAACACCATTTTCAATGGAATCTGATACATAAAGACCTAAAGGTATTTTACCAAAGTTAGGTATTGAACCATAAGTACCAATATAAAGAATAAGATACTCTGCCATTAAGGTAGTCTTAGCACTACCTCTAAATAGCATATTAATAATATCTGTTTCTTTACCTTGGATTGTATCTAACATCTTAAAATGAATTACAGGAGTTTTATGTTCTTCTCCCGATTCACCATTAACAAGTTTAATAAAATTAATAAATTCAAGTGCAAATAAAGAAGGTACATAAGAAGTATCTTCTTTATATGAAATGTTGTTTAAATGTTCTACAACTGTTTTAGAATTCATTGTTTCTTATAGATACCACACGTTTTTCAATTGCAATATGTAACTCATGTAGAGTAGATGTTAATTTATCAAGAGTAGTAGATACCTCTACTCTATGAGACTCTATTAATCTTTCTATTCTATTACTGTGTTCTATATGAATTTTATCTACTTGATCTGTGTGATCTTTATTAATTTTATCTATTCTTAAATTATTTTCAGTATCTTTAATATCTTGAAGTTTTGTAATCTCAAAATACTTAATAATAAACCATGAAAAGCCTAGTAAGAGAACTGTCAGCATACCTAAAGATAATTGATAACCATCTTTCGCTTCTGCAATTAATTGTATTGGATCAGGCATACTGTATAACACCTCTGTTGTTGATAGTAAAATCCATGCACTCGCACAAATAACCATCAGGCAAGCGGATTTCATTATGCTCACATTCCCAGCCTGAATAATAGCCAGTGGCAAAGCGTGAAAGTGCTGCAATGCCATAAATAATTAATTGTATTGGCATGGTTTTTCCTAGGTTTTAATGTATTTCTTGGTTGTTGCCGTAAAACTGGCAAAAACAGTGGTTGCCGTAGTTTCGCCGCCTGCAATAAAAAACCTGTCGCTACCCAGTAAAACAGATGCAGAAGAATAACGGGCTATTGGCAAATCAGTACCTGCTATATACGACAAAGTATTATTAGTGATTGTGATAAATACCGTAGTCACTAGACCAGACCCTCCAGCAAGAAAAACACGCCCGTCACTTAATAGCACAGCAATAGGTTCGTTGCGCGCCGCTGGTAAAGCCTCCGCAGCGGTCGATACGATTGAATTTCCGCTGATTGATAATAGCAGTGTGTTAGTGGAACCCCCCGAAGCCAATAGAAAAATGCGGCTATCATTTAATAATATTGCTTTATGTGAGGAGACTGAGATAGGCAAATCAGTCCCCGCCGAATACGTTATTGCATTTCCACTGATTGTAAGAAACAGCGTGACTAATGAGGTAGTCCCAGCAACTTGACCGCCTATCAATAAAATTCTATTGTCTACCAATAGTGTCGCGGTATGATAATTGCGGGTTGCAGGTAGAGATGTTCCAGTTGCATACGTTATTGTATTGCCACTGATTGTAAGAAATAGCGTACTGGTAGAAGTCACCCCACTAACAAAACCGCCTGTCAATAAAATTCTATTGTCTCCCAATAAAGTCGCTGTATGGTAGCGGCGCGTAGCTGGCAAATCAGTCCCTGCTGCAAATGCAATGGAATTGTCGCTAATTGTAAGAAACAGCGTGCTTACTGACGCTACCCCCGCAACTAAGCCACCTAGCAACAACACTCTATTGTCTCCCAATAAAGTCGCTGTACACGCACTCCGCGTAGCGGTTAAATTAGTACCAGCGGCGTAACCTTTAAAATCTAATAGCCCAGAAACAGACAACGGTACATTAAACGTAGTCGAACCATCGCCCACACCAAATTTAGTACCAATAATCGCAAACAGCGCGGCGTAAGTTGTGCGCGATACCGCCTGACCGTTGAGGGCAAGTGCATTGTTTGGTGTCCCATAAGAGTCAATTACATCCCCTGACTTTAAAGACATATCATCAAGCATCGCTACCGTGCCACTCTTGTCAGGAAACGTCCATGTCCGCGCCGCTGTTGTTGCATTTGCAACCGTATTAACAAATGTTTCCGCTGTATTCCTTAGCTTTAAAATAGTAACCTCTAAGAACTCACCTAGAAACTGCATAACGTTAACCTAAAATTGCTACGTTAAATTGATTTGTTGTTGGTGCTGCGGCAAATTTAACCGTCACGCTGTTAGTCGTGGTTAGCTCAATATCTGCTTGGACAATGTCATGCGGACTGGCTACACGACTGAGCGTCACTGCAAGCTGTTTAGTGCCTAGATTATGCGTGACAGTGTATGACGTGGCTGAACCATCACCGATAGTTGTATTGTATTTAAGAGGTTTTCCTGACCATGTTTTTAACTTGAGCGGCGTTACAATCCGTAAATCGTCCGTGCCAGTGTCGGTCTCTGCCTGTGTTGCTAACTCAGCAATCCCCGCTATAGCTTCACTAGCTAAGGGTGCGGACGTTCCAAATGAAGAAAATACAACATTACCCACACCTAATGTGAAATTAACTAATGACTGTCTAAAAGTCGCACCTGCACTTGTGCCTTCTTCAACGGTAAGTGTTGCTTGTTCTAACTCGATAGCGGTATTAGCATCTAATGAGCGAGTCATAGCAACAGCCGCATCGTTCCAGATATAAATACCGTTGTCAGGGACTATTGTTTGTGCCATGACTAATACGCGGTCATTAGTTGCCATTGTGATACCATCAATGGTGCTACCTGTCGATAACAAATTGATATTTGCTTGAGTAGCAACGCGTGCAGAATCTTTCCAGTTAATGCCCTCTACTGCTGAGTTAAGTTGTGCGACAGTGACAGCATCTTGATCTGCTGTACCATTCACCAGATTAACTATCTTTGCTACATTGTTAAAATCTAAATTTGCTAATTGTTGTGTCATAAATGTTCCTAGTTTAGTTACATTGAGCTGTACCTGCCGTTGCTACGACTAGATACACGATTGCTTGATTAAGTGAGGTGTGAATAATTTGTCCATTAAATTCAATACCACCAATGGTTAGTAAAACGATAGATGGGTGATTGTTAAGATTATGATTAATTGTCCACGTTAATGCGGGAGATGCTTGATTATGTGAATATCTACTTAAAGTATCACCACTATCGCCTTTAATACCTGCTTTTAATACAACAACAGGATACCGTATATTAGAAGATATTACTTGTATGGATATTATATTTCCTCCACCAACTATATATACTGGAGTATCTATAGGCAGGGTAATTATAAATTTAGCCATGTGTTATAGCTCTTTCAACTATAATTTCTGACGTAGCAGATATTGATGTAATTCCATTTTCTATTTGCATTAAATCCCAGTACAACTTACCAACCTTCCAATCTAAAGTAGATGTAGGAGATTCAATTCTAAACGTGCCTAAGCCAGCATTTATAATAGATAATGTTAATTGTTCAATTAAATTTTGTGAAGAATCTCTAATTTGACTTGAAAGAGTAATACCTACTAAAGATTTAGGTGTAGTACCGTCATCTTCAGTATATTGTCCATCAAGAATAAAGGATTCACCTTGTTTAATAGTTACTGTAGTCATTAGGTTGTACCATAAAATAAAAGTAGACTAACACAACATTAGACATCTGTAAACTCTCCTTCAATAATAGAAATTGTTGAGTGAGCTACTTCCTTAGCAGAAGTAATACCTAACTCTATATTTCTATGTTGTAATGCAGCTAACTCTAACATATATTGCTTTATCTCTTGCAATTTACTATCTTCTTTTAAACCAACATTAATTTCTATTTTAGTATCTTCTGGGGGTTTAAGATGAGTCATAACAGCATTAGCTGCATCACATCTAACTTTAGGGCTAACCTTCTTTAAAGGGTCAGTCTCCATCATTAATTCAACTAAAACATTTAATGCTTTCTGATGATACTCCTGATTCAATATATGAAAAGGAGTAAGAGTTTGAGCCATAATAGCTTGAACTAATTTACCCTTAACAAACATAGCAACATAACTACTAATATCTTTAGCAGAAGTATTCTCTTCAATAAACCATTGATGCTTATCAGGGAATGTCTTTAAATAAGCAGATACATTACTCTCACTCATCATTCTATTACTAACATACCTAACAGCATTAATATAGTCGGTAGTTTTAAATCTACCTTCATTCATTACTGAAGTATAACTAAGTAAGTTATCTCTATATACTTTACCTAATATAGGATCAGTAATATTAGAATTAATATCGTCTACAATATCTTGAGTAAGAGTGCTTCTAGTATTCTTAGGTAATACATCTCTAAATTGTTCTAAGGTTATTACATTCATTCACCCAACTCTTTATCAATAAGTAAAATACCACAAGAATCATCACTAACTAAACCAAGTCTTGCTAACCAATCACCATACTCACCAATAGCTTTAACTTGAATCTCTACAAATTGTTGTAAGTGAATCATAGTAGGAGTCTCTACTTGTTTATACCATTTGTTGTATAAATCTCCCAATTGATATTCTGCTTTATAAGCAATAGTAAGAGCTTGTTCCAAAGAACTAACTTCTTTAGTTTGTTCTGTAATTGCAGGTACACAAGCATTCTTACCTCTACTATTTAAAAATTCAACATGTAAACCATAATGCTTTAATTCATCATTGGCTTCATTATTAAAGAACTTACTAGCTCCAAAGTAACCTAAACCAAGGCATTGAATAGAAAGATTCCTATACATGTTACTTGCTGTAAGTTCTTGAAGACATGCTTCTTCAATAACTGTTAAATCAACTTGTTTAATAATACTTCTTTTCATTTATTTGTTGATCCTTTCATCTTATCAAAACTCCTATATGCACCTAAACCAAGTATTCCTAATAACACTTGTAATGTAATTTCTGTATTAATAACAGGAAATGTACCAATATACTTAAAAACTACTGTAGCTATAAACCTAATAAAAGGTTCTAAAATACTTACATAAGCTAAACTAATACCACATACCCATCCTATAAATGGTCTCCAACCAGATACAAATAATTTAGTATTACCTGCTTCCAACTTATTAACATCAATTTGAGCTAAGATTAAAGCATACTCATTTTGCATTTCAGTTAATGCTTGAGTCATCTTATCATGCTCAACTGTAGTAGCATCAGGAGCAAACTTATTAACAACAGTAGTAATCAAATTACTACCAGCAGTTATTGCATCATCAATTCCAAACATAATTACCTCTATATTACCTTACTGGCTTTCAGCCAGTAAAAGCGACCACTGTAAAGTAATAAGAATTCTGTACAAGAACACTTACTACATTCTCTTTTAGTTTGATTAGTGTTAAACCAAATATGTTACTTACACATAAGTTATTTTATCTTTTAAAGGATGTAAACAATATCTTATTTGATTTACAATCTCAGGGTATTCTTTTATTTCTTCAGGTAATAGTACCTCAATAGGTCTTTCATTATTATGTTTAATACCTTTAAACATTGTATGTTTTCCTTTGTATGGAAACTCTTGTCTGTACCCATCAGAATAAATAAAAATAATCATTTGTCTGCTAACCCATTACCTTCTTTCTCAACCTCTTGAGCCAAGGTGATTAATTGTTGTAATGCTAATTGAAACAAAGGAGTATTTAATTCTTCATATTTAACATGATTACCTGTCTTACTCCATTGAAGATGATTACTACAAACTATAATTGCTTTATCAGTGTTCATTAAATAATTCCCATTCTGCTTGTCTTCTTTTAGTTAAACCATTAACTTCTTTATGATTTACTTTATTCCACTTAGCAAATTCCACACCTACATCAAAATCACCATCATTAATTTTTCTTAATAGTGTAGAAGCTTTAAATGCACCAATACCAACATTATAAATAAAACTAACTAATGCTCCTCTTTGATTTTCTGTAAGTTTAGTTCTGATAAAGGCAGTTACAGCATCTTCATATTTAACTAAAGTTAAATTAAATAATTCTAATGCTTCTTCTTCTGTTATTGGTTTATCTGAAAGTTTAACTTTAGTACCATCTAGATACATAGTTGAGCCAATACCAATAGTAGGTACACCAGCAGAACATAAATAAGGTTTAAGTCTAATACCTTCAAAATGTTTAATTAATTCAATTGCTTTTTGATTTATCATCATTAATCTCTTATCATTTAGTGTAGACATAGTATAGAACTAAAAAGAAGAGATAGTCCAATATTTTTTGAAAAACAAAAAGTTTTCAGAAAAAATAAAAATTATGTACTAACTCAAAAGTTTTACAAAATAAAATAAATTGTGTATGAATCCATTACACTAGGTAGATAGAATGTTATTAAGAGACCACCCCCCGTATTAAAGTCTTAATCATGTATTTGAAAACATACCCCTACCTTCATATAAGCTCATAGCTCAACGATACACACTCACTGTGAGTCATTACATTGCTCATGTCTTATCGTTGCTTATACGTCATCCTCGTAGCATATAGAGCTATATATGAAGAGCATTTAATGTAGTAGATACAATCATGTGTCTCATCATACGTCATGAGTATGATGCTTAATCCAATTGGAGAGTGTTATGTCTGCATTTACAAAAGAACTACTTACTGCTGTAAGCCAATCAGTATCACTGTTACCTTTAGTAACTACTGCTACTGGACAGGTTATCGTCAAAACTGCTAGTGCAGCAGTTAATGGTATAACAGCTATTGATGAAGGGTTTGCATACGGAGCAGACTATATGACTGACATCCGTAAGGATCAGCTTGCTTTATTAGCATTGAAACAAGACTATCGTGATGTCATTGAAACCAAAGCTAAAGCTGCTGTTGTAGCTGGTGATGAAGATTCAATACTTGCTGCATACAAAAAGATGCAATCTGCATTCGAGGACATCGACTAATAACATTGACTCAAGGATGAGTCTCTTTTAATAACAATAACTAAAGGTGAAGTGTCATGACATACAAAGTAAATACCGATGGAACAATCGAAGTCATCAGCTATGATGAAGAAGAGTTATCACTGGAAAGTGGTAATGAATGGTTATCAACTTGGAATGAGGAACATTCTGAAGATTAAACAATATAGCTACTCTTCGGAGTAGCTTATGTTTTTCATTTAAAGCATTTAATGTAATAGAGTAATATTGCTCTATTCCCTGATCAGGAGAGTGTTATGAACCAAGATGAATTAGCTTATCTGCAAGCTTATGAAGCAGAGAATCAAGTATTCTGGGATGCAGTTGAGTCTATTGACGATGCTGTATGGAATGCTAAATTAGATGATCTTGACCCTAAGATTATCTATCATGATTCAAAAGGTAACTTATTACCTCGCTGGATGTAACAAAAAAGACTCATTCCTTAATTGGTTTGAGTCTTATTGTTTATCATAAAGCTACACATAAAGCACACAGCAGAGATAGACAAGTATGAACACTAGAAACAGATAGTCATATAAATATAGACACACTTAGTGTATTTATATATAATACCCTTAAAAGCATTATAATTAACTATAAAATAACTGTCAAGGAATATTCATGTCTACAAACAACTTTAAAGAAACACCTAGAATTAGAGCTAATAACAAAGCTAAAGTATATGGCATAGGAGTTAATGATTCTCCTTATGTAGTTCAATACCTAGAAGAAGGTAAGACTATTACATGTCCATACTTTACAAGATGGAAGAGAATGTTAGAAAGATGTTATTCCCCAAATTCTATATCAGAATATCAAACCTATACAAAGACTAAAGTCTGTGATGAATGGTTAATATTTACTAACTTTCGTAATTGGATGATTACTCAACAATGGGAAGGTAATCATTTAGATAAAGACATCATTGGTGATGGAACTTTATATAGTCCTGAAACTTGTAAATTTATTCCTCAAAGTTTAAATAATTTACTTATGTTAAACCAAGCTTCAAGAGGAATATATCCTGTAGGTGTTAGTTACATTACTAGAGAAAGGAAATATAGAGCATCTATTTGTATAAACTCAGTTAGAAAAGATATTGGTATGTATAAGACAGTAGAAGAAGCTGTTTTTAACTACATAAGAGTTAAGAAAGAACACTTACTTTCTGTTGCTAACTTACAAACAGATATTGATTTAAAAAATGGATTAATAAAGTTTGCTAACAGTATTACTGTTGATAGTTAAACACTAATGTAATGTTATAACATAACACTTACAATGTATAAACATAAAAGCATTCTATGTAATAGAACTTCTTAGAAGTATCTTTCAATGTGGTGTTCCACCACTCAAATACATTATTGGAGAATTACTATGGAACTCTATTGCTTAACATTTCCGAACAACAAAAAATATATTGGTATTACATCTAAAACTGTACAACAAAGATTTAATGCTCATTGTGCAATAAAAGAAAGTAGACGTAATGCTTGTCAACATGCTATCCATAAGTTTGGTAAAGAAAATATACTTCTAACTACTTTAGCTATAACAAATAGTTGGGAACTATTGTGTTTAGCAGAAATTGAAGTCATTGAAAAGTATAATACCTTTGGTTCAGAAGGTTACAATCTAACTATTGGTAGTGAAGGTTACTGTATAAACTCAACTAAAACCAGTAAAGATTACTCAGAAACGTACAGATTATCTAACTCTGAATATATTAAAAAATATACTGAGAAATATAAAGAACAAAAGAAACTTTACGATATTCAATATATTGCTAAAAATAAAGAAGTAATGAAACAAAAAGCTAAAGTAAAGTTAGCTAACAAAATAGCTTCTATGTCTGAAGAAGAATTACTTATAAAGAAACAAAAGAAAATTGCTTATGATTTAGTATACAAAGAAAGAAGATCTTTATTAAGAAAACTTAGTAAACAAAGATAGTCTATTGTGGTTGTTACCAACCACTTTAAACACACTTGGTTTAAAAGCTTAAAAGCATTTTATGTGTTGGAATAATCCACTAACAATTATAAAGGTGAATAATATGCACGTTGATTACATCGTAAAACAACTTAACAAATCTGATAATACTTTACTTGTTAAAGTAACAAACCAACTTAACTTGAAAGCAAAGCAAACTGCTTTTAATGCTTCATCTGTTAAATCTTGCCCTTTAATGCCTGAAAGTGTTAAAGAAAGTATTACTCAAGAAGCTAATGATTCAGCAATAATCTTAGAACATTTCTTAGGTACTATGCAGATGTTTCAAAACATGTTAAACAAGGAGAACTCTAATGATTAAGATAGTAAAAGTATATGACAAACAAGTCGTAGGAACTCACAGAGAATACTGTGGTAGACCTGGTAAAGGTGAATTAGGATTATTAGGTAACTCATTCGCTGCTAATGTAACTCACTCAAATAGAGATGAAGTATGTGATAAATTTCATGAATACTTTCACTCTAACATCCCTCAACGTGCAAAAGAACTTGTTGAAATAGCTAAAACTCAAGATATTGAATTAGCTTGTTTCTGTCAATCACCCCATGATGTTGTTAAGAAAAGATGTCATACCGAAACAATTAAAGCTTATATAGAATCTCAACTTAATAAACCAGTAATGACCTATGTTAATGGTGATTGGGTTGATGCTAGAACACTTATAATGTAATTAGCGAAAGAGAACGAAGTCATTAAGACGGAGTTCTCTGAGCGTTAAAGGGCATTTTATGTAGAAGACAATTGTGTCTTAATTTATTGGAGTATGTGTTATGAAAGTATTAGTTGCTGGTGGTAGAGACTTTGATGATTATGATCGTCTTAAGTCTGATTTAGATACTCTTAAACCAACTACTATTATTAGTGGTATGGCTAGAGGAGCTGATAGTTTAGGGGCTATATATGCTTCTAAACATTGTGGATTACAAACATTTCCTGCTGATTGGAATCGTTATGGTAAAAGTGCAGGTTACAAACGTAATCAACAAATGCTTGATGAAGGTAAACCAAACTTAGTATTAATCTATTGGGATGGTACTTCTAAAGGTACTGGTCACATGGTTGATATTGCTAAGAAAGCTGGTATCAAAACTGTAATTAAATATTATGGTGTTGATGCTCATAACTTAAACCAAGCTCATGAAATAGAACAATCATCTTACTAAGGGGAATACTATGTACGCATTACAAACACTATATGATGAGTTTATTACCACAATTGATGGTAGAGGTTACTATACCTCAAATGTCTCATCTGAAAATGCTCTAACTTGGGACACATTAGAAGAAGCACAAGCTGTTGCTGATTGCTTTGATAATGTTGCTGTTGTAGAACTTTAACATAACATAGCTCAAGGATGAGCTTTAAAGGAGTATTTATGTGGAAAGTAAACGAGAATCTCATTATCCATTGCGATAATAAACCACCTCCATTTGAACCAAGAAATATATGGATACTCATCCCTCTCTTGATTCTACTGGTTTACTTAATGTTCAAACACCTTCATTAAGACACCAAATATTTGATTTAAGACACTTTAGGAGAAAACCTATGTCGTATTATAAGAACAAACAAATTGAAGCTGAGGATGAAAGAATTGTCCTCTTTGCTGAACAAAAAGCTATTCTTAAAGCTTACATAGCTGAACAAAAAGCTCAACAAGAAGCACAAGCTAATATGTACTCGTATACTCTTAAAGAGTTTGGTTTACTCTAATGCAGTGTGAAAAGGTGAGAAGTGATTTAAGATCACGTTATGGTACAAGATTACCTACGCAACAGTGTAGTAAGAATGCTGTAATAGAGGCATCTGATGGAAGAAATCTTTGTAGTAAGTGTTTTAATACTTGGTATAAAAAGAACTATCCTGAAGATACTAAAACTATTAAAGATTCTTACAAAACCACTCCTGCTAACTATTTTAGGTTTATAAAAGACTAATTATAAAACACCAGTTATCTATTAGCTGGTGTTTACTTAAGCTTAAAAGCATTTTATGTAGTGGAATAATATCGTTCCTATTAATTATAAAAGGTGAATATCATGGCTTATACAGAACAAGCTCCATCAGTAGCTAACACAAACACTGCAAAACAAGCTTTCATTAACAGTGAAGCTGGTGATCAATTAGGCTTCTTCAGTCTTTCAAATCACATAAACGAAAATCAATTTCAACGTGTATTGGTTGCGTTAAATGACCCTGAAAAACAACGTAAATTAAGAGTTGTTGAAGGCAAAAACAAGAATGGTAAGGCTTATGCAACAGTCAGAAATCCTTCTGATGTTGTATTAGGTATCTTATCTGGATACTCTGCATCAACAATTCTTGCAATTGGTGTTGGAACAGCAATATTCCATGATGCAACTCCTATTGAAGATGTAACTGACATCTTGAACTTCTAAACTATTGGACTCCTTAATTGGAGTCCTTTGTTTTTCTTATATCAGCAAAGTGGCTTTCAGCCACTTTACTCCCAAAGCCTAATATGGTGTGTTATTCACTTCTTATTAGATAGTCCTTTTTATTAAGTTTAAAAGCATTTTATGTGTTGGTAAAACTCGTTACCACTCAACCACTTGTTTTAAAAACTTTTGTGTGTTGAAAAATTACTTTAACTTTTGTGAGGTGTGTTATGTCTGTAGCTGTATTGAAATTAGAAGATGAAACTCTTGTTGCTTTTAACTTAAACATGGTTTCTCGTATGGATATGAATAAAGATGAGTTTTACTTTATTCATGAAGGTGTGCTGTACACAACGTCAGATAATAAAGGTTCATCAAGAAGATTAAGATTACATCCTTCTACATTAGAAGAAGGAAACATATATAGCCCTAAAGCTATGTTTGATAAATTCTGTAATCTTTAAGGAGTTAAACCATGAGTTATTCATCTGATAAAAATACTATTCCTGATAGTAAAGTTCCTGCATTTAGAGATGAGTTTGAATTCCTCTCTAATATGTATTCTTGTAAAGTTCAAGAATTTTCTTGTGTTGAATCTTACTTTCAAGCTATGAAATGTCCAGATAGAGCTAATGAATTCATTGATTTAAACGGTTATCAAGCTAAAACTCTTGGAAGAAAGGTTAAGCTTAGAGCTAACTGGAATGATGAAAGAATCTTAGTTATGAGAAGTATCTTATTCTTGAAATTTCAAGGTGAATTACTTGAAAGACTTCAAGCAATTGAAGGGGAAATAGTTGAGAGAAATACTTGGAATGATACATTCTGGGGGATGTGTAATGGTAAAGGAGAAAACCATTTAGGCAAATTATTGATGGAAGTTAGAGATGCTGAAGTAAGACCATTCATTCATGACTTAGAACAAGCTAGAGAAGCTAAGAAAGACTTTGAAGAAGATGGTTATGGTATTTATGTAGATTGGCTTAATTCTCTTGTTTTAGAGAAAGATGGTACAACATACATAGGTATGATAATACCTGTAACTTATGAGGTATGGCAAACATTGTAATTGATAGATAGTGGTCTAACGACCACTACTTTCCACTAATTAGGAGCATTTATCATGGCAAGACCGTTAATACAAATGGCATTAGATTCATTAGATTTCGATGTCAAACCTCAGACAGAACCATTCTATTTATATGTTTTTGACGATTTCTTGTGTCCTACAATAGATTATAAAAAGACTCCTATTCCTAAACCAAGTAAGAATATGTATCAAACAAAACGTGGTAAGTGGATTAACTGTAAATAACTTTTGGAGATAACTAATGTTAGATAGATTAGCTCAGATAGTCAACGAGGATTTGTATAGTAAGAAGCATGTCAGAAGACTTGTCAGGGAAGATATTGAACGTAACTTAGATGGAAAGATTACCCAATGTAAACAGTTACTCGCAGACTTCCTTGCACAAGAATACTTATATTCAAGAGGTGCAAGAATCACTCATCTATGTGATCATTTGTATAATGGTTACATATCAGGTGATGAGATAGTCCTAGATGTTTTAGTAGCTTGTCTTGGTTCAGAATCACAGTCTATACAAGCTGTGTGTGGTGCTATTTATCCATCTCTTAAATACTTGGAGGATATTAATGGTGTAAAGATGGTAGCAGATATATTGTTTGTTCTGTGTGAATCAGACTTATATGACATCTATCATAATACACAGAAAGAGTTATGTATTAGAAGTGTGTACAAGCTTGAACCAATAACATTACAGGCTATTAATAGAACTAAGTTTCTACCACCAATGTTATGTAAACCAAACAAAGTTGTTAGTAATAATGACTGTGGTTTCATTACATTCAAAGAACATTGTGTCTTAAAAAGACATAATCATCATGATTTACCAATTTCACTTGATGTATTAAATATCCAGAATGCAATAGAACTTTGTTTAGACCCATTCGTACTTGAGTTCGAGAAAGAGTTTAAGATGAAGGATGAATACAAAGATAAAACTGTACTTCAGTTAAAAGAAATTCAAGATCAGTTTGAATTACAGAAAACTGAGACTTATGCTTTGTACGAAGATTTATTAGATAGAGTGTTTCATCTACTACACAGGAATGATTCTCGCGGAAGACTTTATTCAAGTGGATATAGTATTAACTACCAATCATCCGAGTATGATAAAGCGATGATTAATATAACAAAAAAAGAATTTATTGAGGTGACACAATGAGTATTACATCTTTAATGAATTTACTTAGTATATTTTCTGAAGGTTTAAAATCCTTAGAACTTATGCCTAAACAAGTTCGTGAAACAGAAAAAAGAAGAATTATTAACAAGCTTGAGTTATTACTTGAGCAAGTTAAAGAACTATAACAATAACTTAAAAAGGTGAATTACTATGCAACCAATAACTCCGTATGAATACCTCCTAATAGATGTAGCAAGTCAAGTAGGATTGGATAAAGAAACGTGGGGAGATAGAATTGAATGGACTAGAGACAATATGTCTCAGCTTGAAGATGGTATAGCTATAGCAAAGAAACCGTTATTGTTTGCTAAGGCTGTTAATGCACTTCGTATGGTACAGAGAGGAGAAGAAACTAATCATGTAATAGGTCTTGATGCTAGTGCATCGGGAATAAGTATTGCTGGTTTGTTAGTTGGTTGTGAGAAAACCCTGATTCAAACCAATCTAATAAATACTGGTAAGGTACAGGATGTGTATTCTAATCTTACACAGGAGATGAATAATCATTTAGATACTGAAATTCAGGTAGCTAGAGATGATGCTAAATCAGCCTTAATGAAAGGAGGAATCTATGGTTCTACAAGAATACCAAAAGAATTGTTTGGTGAAGGTACACCTGAACTAACTCAGTTTTATGCTGCACAACAAGAAATAGTTCCATGTACTGTTGAGATAGCTAAAGACTTAAAGTCTGCTTGGAATACTAAGAAAGGTGATTATACATGGACATTGTGGGATGGACATACAGCTAGAGTATTAGCTCATGAAGCAGAGAATACATCTCTTCGTATAAGAGATATTCACGGAACTAAGAGTTCATTCACTTATGAGTATATGAAACAAGGTGTACTTACCGATTATAGCATTCCTATCATTGCAAATATTGTACAAAGTTGTGATGCCTGTATTTGTAGAGAGTTAATCAGAAGATGTTATAAGAGTGGTTTTAATATATTAACCATTCATGATGCTTTCTACTGTCATCCAAACAATGTACATGTAATGCGACAACATTACTTAGACATCTGTATCTCTCTTTATAAGATGAATTACTTGTCTAACATCATCTCAGAACTATTGGGTCGTAAGGTGATTTATAAACAATGGGATACTAATTTAGAAGGTAAAATGAGAGACGCTGAATATTTCCTATCTTAAACAAACAGAACTTCTTACTTAATTGTAGGAAGTTCCTATTTTTTCTAAACCTAAATACTATTATCTGAAAAACACAGAATTCGTACTATGTCATACCTAAGCTTTAATGAGCTATTTGAGGTACTTATCAGTCTTATACTATAAAGTGTCTTAAATGAGCTTGTAGGAACTGTAAGAGGTATATTTAATGCTACCCATAAACAAATATTTAGCATGGAAAACTAACAACACTATTACCATACTAGACCCAAGAGGAATTATTCTATTAGATGATACAGAGGAAGACTTTCATGAGGGTAATGGTTATTACTGTGTTGCATGTAATAAACCATTAGTAGGTAAGAACCAGAAGAAATTCTGCTCACTCGGCTGTGTTGGGAGAGGAAGGATACGTTAATGTGGCGTTACCGCCACTACTACCCACATATAGCAACCATAAGACTGTAGTGTCAGAGCGAACTTGTGAGCGATAGACACAGATAGTCGTTGGTTGCGTTAAAGTAAAATTCTTTTAAAAACACTCTAAAAATAATAGAAGAGAGGAATCAGTTAAGTCTTTGATTTACATGGTTTAATTCAGTTTTACATTCATTACCACATAACTTCTATTCATCACTGTGATGAATAGATATGGTTCATTTGATGAATAACTGACATTCATCATAAAAAAGTACAAAAAAATAATGTACAATTAAGTATTCATCATTTATAATGAATCTTTATTTAACTTAGAGATGAATTATGACAACAAGTCTATATCAAACAACAGACACGCATATTGATACTGGTACAGGAGAGATTAAAGCAATAATATCTCATTCAGTAAGGAAAATAGAAAATGAAGATTCTTTTGTGAAAAAATATGTATCAAGACTAAGTACGATTAAAGGTGTTCCTTTAAGTGGTAGAGATGTTTTAGACTGTTTCCTAGGCATTATGAACTACGATGGTATTGTAGATTTAAGTACAGCTACTAAACAGGAGATTTGTGAACATTTGTCTATTACAGGTGTTGGCTTTGCTAATAATATTACTAAGTTAATAAAAGCAGACTTAATTACTAGAGTAGGTAAAGGAAGATACTTAGTAAATCCACACTATTTTGCAAAAGGTTGCTGGTCAGATGTTCGCAAACAACGTATTGATTACATTGAATTATCAATGAAATTTACTTCTAAAGGAGAAGAAATATCTGTAAATACAGTAATGAAAGAAGAGTTAGAAGATGATATAACTTAATGTGGTGTTCCACCACTGGTTTACCACAAATAAAAGGATTACTTATGAAATCAAATGAAATGGTAGAAGTTCCAAAAGAATGTTATGAAGAATTATTAGAGACTGAAAGAAAGTATCTTTTACTTAAAGAAGAACATAGAAAGTTTCTTCTTGTATTAGAGGAATATAAAAAAACATTTTTAGCGGGTTAAATATGAAACTTGGAGACGAGTCTATTTGCTACCAACACCATCAAGCAGAAACTATACTTGAGAATTTACTTAAGCATCCTGTATTTAATTACACTACACATGGTAATAATCTTAAAGAAGCTATTGAATGGATTACAAAAGCAAATAATAGTGCTGTAAGAATGGAAAATAAACTTAAGGAGTATAAAGAAAGTGAAAGAACAAGAAGCTAAAGAATTAGAGTTGTTTACTCAATGGTGGAATAAAGAGGGTAATTTTGGTGAGGAACAACCTCAACATATACGTCATTGGATACTAGCTATTGCTGAACAGACTTGGTTTGCTAGATCTAAATTAGATAAGGATAACAGTGAAAAAGAAATCAACTTGTAACGAATGCACATTCTTTAAAACATTAGGTGATACAGGAGTTAAAAGGGTATGTTATTTGTTTTTGAATAATAACTCTTCTGTATCGCCTAGTTGTAAAGAATTTAAATCAATAACTATTAAGAAAATAAAATGACTTATAAAGTAGAAGATAAATTTGAAGTAATAGCATCAGATATGTTTTCTTTAAATGTAGGAGATACAGGTAGTTTAGTAAGTATTTTAGAAGATTCTTTTTATGTACATTTTAATATAAACCATGTTTTAAAGACATTTGCAGTTAATTTTGATTTATGTATATCTGGTTATCCACAAACAAAACTTAAAATAATTCGTGAGGAAAGTAAAATGAATGAAATAAATATTGAAGTACCTGAAGGCTATGTAATTGATGAAGCTAATTCATCTTTTACCCGTATTGTATTTAAAAGAAAGGAAAAGAATAAAGTTACTTGTTGGGAAGATTTACCTAATGTAATAGGATACTTTGTTGATACAGGTGCTAATGTGTGTCAAACAATGTTCCAATACAAAAATGTATTTGCTACTAAAGAACAAGCAGAAGCATCTATTGCTTTAGCTATGCTTAGTCAGTTAATGAAAGATGTTAATGATGATTGGATTCCTGATTGGACTAATCGTCTTACAGAAAAGTATTCTATTAGATTTGTAGCAGAAGAAGTAACCATAAGAGCGTGGAGTGTAGAACAATGTTTCTTAGCATTTCCATCAGAAGAAATTAGAGATACGTTTTTAAAGAACCATAAAGAATTAATTATGAAAGCTAGACCTTTACTTTAAGGAATTATATGAATAATCCATTACAGACAAGAAGTGATGTAATTGTAAGACGTACTATGTTATAGTGTATCTGTGATTCGAGTCACATAAAAAGAAATTAAACAAAGCTATATATCAAAATCATGGGGTTATTTTCTTACCCACTCGAACATGATTAGGTGTATAGCTTTTTTTATAAGATAAAGAAAATGACTAAATTTGTTGAAACACCTGTAACAAACAGAAGCTTAGCTCAACGCAAATTAGTATTTGGTAAAGGTATTAATGATGCTAATTATTTATTATCTTATAAAGTAGATAATAAAACACAATCATGTCCTTATTATGTAGTCTGGAAAAGCATGTTAAGAAGATGTTATTCTCCATTGTTCCATATAAAACAATCTACATATATAGACTGTTCTGTTTGTAATTCTTGGCTTACATTTAGTAACTTTAAATCTTGGATGATGTTACAGGATTGGGTAGGGAAACAGTTAGATAAGGATATTTTAGAAAAAGGTAATAAAGAATATTCACCCGAAAATTGTATTTTTGTTACATCTCAGCTAAACGTTTTATTAAAAGATACTCAGAAAGTTCAAGGTGATTATGGATTAGGGGTTTACTGGAATACTGAAAAAAGAAAATTTAAAGCATCGTATAGAAACAGGGGTATAGAGAAATTTTTAGGATATTTTGTGTTAGAAAAAGATGCTATACAGGCATATTGTTTTAATAAAGCTAAATATATTAAAGAAATTGCAGAAGAACAATCCGAATTAAAACTAAAGAATGCTTTAATAAATAGAGCAAATGATTTACTTTTAACTATTTAAATTTATTAAGGAGAAACTATTGAATCAATTACAACAGTACATTCATCAATCTAAATATGCTAGATGGGATGAAAAAAAAGGTAGAAGAGAAACTTGGGAAGAAACAATTTCTCGTTATATGAATACTTGGAAAGATAATCTTACACAAGATGAATTGTATCTTTTAAAAGATGCTATTCATGAGATGGAAGTAATGCCTTCTATGCGAGCTATGATGACTGCTGGTAAGGCTTTAGAGAATAATAATATAGCAGGTTACAACTGTGCTTATATGCACGTTGATAGCCCTTATGCTTTTGATGAAGCACTATATATTCTTATGCACGGTACAGGACTAGGATTTAGTGTTGAAAGACAATTTATTACTAATTTACCATCTATACCACATTCCTTTGAAAGAGTAGAAACAACAATTATTGTTGAGGATTCTAAAGAAGGCTGGCAATCAGCATTTAGACAATTAATCTCTGGATTATATTCAGGTGTTATTTATAAATGGGATGTTTCTAAAGTTCGTAAAGCAGGAGAAAGACTTAAAACATTTGGTGGTAGAGCATCTGGTTCAGGTGCATTAACAGACCTATTTACTTTTACAGTAGAAATGTTTACTTCCTCTAAAGGTAGAAAATTAACATCTTATAGTTGTCATTCCCTTATGTGTAAGATAGCTGAAATTGTCGTTGTAGGAGGTGTTAGACGTTCAGCATTAATGAGTCTATCTAATCTATCAGATCAACGTATGAGAGATGCTAAGAGTGGTTCTTGGTGGATTGAGAACAGTCATTTTGCATTAGCTAATAATTCAGTAGCATATACTGAAAAACCTGAAGTATTATCATTCATGGATGAATGGAGAAGTCTTGTTGCTTCTCGTTCAGGAGAAAGAGGAATATTCAATAGACAAGCTATTGTTAATCTTTTACCTGAAAGAAGAAAAGAAAGAAATTATTTAGATTATGGTACTAACCCATGTTCCGAGATAGCTTTAGAATCACAAGAGTTCTGTAATTTGACTGAGGTCATTGCTAGATCATCAGATACCATTGAAACACTTAAAGAAAAAGTAAGATTAGCAACTATTCTAGGTTGTTTACAATCTACTCTCACTAATTTTAAAAACCTTAGACCTGAGTGGAAACAAAAATGTGAAGAAGAAAGATTGCTTGGAGTAAGTATTACAGGTGTATTTGATTGTCCTATGCTTTATGAATTAGCCACCTTAGACACTGTTCTTGGTCTATTAAAGCAAGTAGCAATAGATACAGCTAAAGAATGGAGTGATAGATTAAACATCAATATGCCTATGGCTATCTGTTGTATCAAGCCAAGCGGTACAGTATCTCTTTTATGTGATACTGCATCTGGGTTACATGCAAGACATAATCCATATTACATTAGAACTGTAAGAGGAGATAACAAAGATCCTTTAACTAAGTTAATGAAAGCTAGTGGTGTAGTAAATGAACCCTGTTTATCTAAACCAGATTCTACTACTATATTTAGTTTTGCTATGAAATCTCCTGAAGGAGCTATTTGTAGAAATGATTTAACAGCACTTCATCAACTCGAAATATGGAAGACTTATCAACTACATTGGTGTGAACATAAACCTTCTGTAACAGTCTCTGTAGCTGAAGATGAGTGGGTTGAAGTAGGTGCATGGGTATGGAAAAACTTTGATATTTTATCAGGTATTTCCTTTTTACCTAGAAGTGAACATTCATATCAACAAGCTCCATTACAAGATTGTTCTGAAGAAGACTATGCTAATTTCATTAGTGCAGATATTCATTGGGAACAGTTATCTGATTTTGAATTAGAAGACTCAACTACATCATCAAGAGATTACGCTTGTGTTGGTGGATCTTGTGAATTAGTTTAAATAATGTGGTGTACCACCACTAACATCCAACAAACAAAACTCCTAATAAATAGGAGTTTTTCATTTCTATGGCTTCATAAACCATATCATTTATAAAGAGAATTAACTTGAAAGGAACATATCAAATACAAATTAAAGGTACTTCAGTTGATGTTGAAGTAACAGAATTTTATCCATTTGTAAAAGGAAATACAGATGCAGCATTTGAGTTTAGTTATCCAGATGAGGAAATGGAATTTGAATATAGAGTTGATAGTGGTAATACTTTGTTAGATTTGATATTAACAGAAGATTACTATGAAGCAATATATGAACAATTAAAGACACAATTGGAACAATTATGATTAAAGCATATTCAGGATATAACCAGTTATTACATGCTTGGATTTACGGTAACAATACATTTGAGGGACATACTCCAGGCAATAGAATGTTTGCAGAAGGTAATGACTTATACAGCTACCGTTATGGAGCAATGATAGCTAAGAAATTAGATAATCAAACCATATTAGTAGATACAAGAAGTTTCTCTAATACGACCAGTAAACAACAGACTCTATTAGGAAGAGCTATTCCAAGTAATTGGAATGTTATTTATGTAGATGACCCTTCACAAACACCAAGAGTATTAATACAAAGAAGTATTGGTTTAATTAAGGATACTTTAGATAAAATACCAAAAGCTATTAGTAGAAAATTAGAACATCTTCAAACAGCAAATCATGAAAGAAAGAATATACACGAGTTAATTAACTTATATCCAGAGCAATGTTCTTTAGCTGATTTTAGATGGTTAGAGAATCCTTTCCTACCAATAGATTACATTCCTAACTATGCTGAATGGCAAACCAAGGAAAATGATAAAGCTAATAAACGTATTCTTAAACAACAAAAAGAAGATGAGTTTAGAGCATTAAAAGGTGAAGAGCAATTAGCTCTATGGTTAAACTTTGAGTCTAATTCTTGTTATTCATATCGAGGTTTAACAAGACTTAGATATAGAGAGGATACTGAAGAAGTGCAAACAACTCAAGATATTACAATTCACAAGAGTAAAGTAAAAAGAATATATGATGCTTTACTTAAGAATGAATCTTTACTCGGTGAGAAAATAGACAATACATATCCTATTACTTCTAACGCTAATAACATATTAGTGATTGGATGTCATAGATTTGATATTAACAGGTTAATGGAATTTGGTTCAAAGATATTTAAAGATGAATAAGTATATTTGTTATTACAAAAATGAAACCACAGAAATAGAAGCAAATTCACAGTATGAAGCTTACAAGAAAGCACATTTGTTTTGGAAAGTTCCTAAGAATAAGCACCACATGGTTTCTGTATTGTTAGCAAACATTGTACATAATCCAAACATAGTATGAAAAGAGTATTCATCGACCAGTACAATCAAGTACACAGAGCTAAAAATGTAAAAAAGTTACAAAGTAATTTAGGAGGAAAGTATATAAGGATGTATCAAGATAGTAAAGACAGTACTACATATCATATTGGATATGTAGTTGGTAATTTATGGTGTACTGAATATATTGAAAAGAGGGTAAAACAATGAAACAAATAAAGTTTAGAGCTTGGAATTCTAAAACACAAGAAATGACTTCTGACTTTAAATCAGAAGATTATTCAATAAATACTTTCTTTAATAATTTCCCCTTTCCTGTTATGCAGTTTACAGGTTTAAAAGATAAAAATGGTAAAGAAATCTTTGAAGGTGATTTATATCACACAGTTCACTCTACCAAAACATACACTATCTTTTCTAAATATGGTGCATTTTGTGGCGGATTATCTTTAGAATCCTGTGTACCTTTAGCTTGGATGATATGTGAAGAAGAAAATGAAATTATTCCAGATGATGAAATATTTTCTTTAATTGAAGTTATAGGTAATATATATGAAACACCTATTACATCATAATTCAACTGAGAAGCTTAAAATAGCTCTATTGGTTAAAGAAACATCTCTTTCATTACCTGAGATTAGAAAACACTATTTAGACCCTCTCACGGCTCTAGGATTAGATGTTTCAACTACTATTTCATTCAGCCTTAAAGGAGATAAACCAACTGCTTCTCAAGCTAAGGCATATCTAGGTAATTTATTACCTGCATTACAATCATTAAGTATAGATACCTTATTGGTAGCAGATGGAACTTACTTCAAATACCTAACAGGTGTAACTAAAATAGATCCACATTTAGGCTATGTCTTACCTTGTAAGATTAAGAGATATGAACACATAAATTGTATCTTATCTTTAAACCATAAAGCTTTATTCTTCGATCCAAGTAAACAAAGCAGAATTGATTTATCACTATCCACTTTAGCTAATTATGTACTTGGTACTCATAAAGAAATAGGTAGTGATATAGTTCACAGTGAAGTTTATCCTGACACGGTAGAAGAGATAACCTTATGGTTGGATAGATTACATCAGTATGATGCTTTAACAGTGGATATTGAAGCATTCTCGTTACAGTTTAATGAAGCAGGAATAGGTACAATTGCATTTGCTTGGGATGAACATAATGGTATTGCTTTTTGTGTAGATTACTTCAGTGTTCCTTATACGATGTTTCACCCTTTTTATGGTACACAGTTAGATAACAGAGATATTAAAAAACTGCTTATTAAATTCTTTGAATCTTATAAAGGAAAACTCATATACCACAGTGTAGGATATGATGCTAAGGTTCTTCTTTACGAATTATTTATGAATAACTTACTAGACCAAAAAGGATTACTTTATGGTTTAGAAATAATGACTAAAAGTATTGATGATACAAAGCTCATTACATATTTAGCTACTAATTCATGTGCAGGTAATACATTAGGTCTTAAACCAAACACTCATGAATATACTGGTAATTATGCTCAAGAAGATATTAAAGATATTAGGTTAATACCTAAACAAGATTTGCTGAGATATAACCTCACAGACTGTTTAGCAACATGGTATCTTTATAAAAAGAACTATCCAATAATGGTAGCTGATAATCAACTTGATATTTATAACACTATCTTTATTCCTTCTGTAAAAGTAATTCTTCAGATGGAACTAACGGGTATGTGTTTAGATATGAACCAAGTTCTTAAAGCAGAACAAGAGTTAGTAGCTATTAAAGATATTCAGTTATTACAAATTAAGGATAATCCTTTAATTATTCAACTTGAAAAAGACTTAACATACAGAGCATGGATAAAAGATTTTGAGGATAGACAAGCTAAAGCTAAATATCCTGAAAAGATTAAAATGAAAGAAAAAATGAAACCAGTTATATTCAATCCAGGTTCACCTAAACAGTTAATTGAATTGGTTTACAATCAATTAGGTTTTGAAATTACTGATAGAACAGATACATTAGAACCTGCTACAGGTGGACATGTAATTAAAAAGCTGTTATACTCTTTTATGTCACAAAATAACATAACAGAGGAAGATATACGATGAGAATTTTAAAAGATTTAACAGGAATTGTAGTTGGAAAATTAACCGTAATTCAAGAAGTTGAAAGAAAAATATCACCTACAAGAAGTATTCGACAATGGGAATGTAAGTGTGAGTGTGGTAATACCTGTATTGTAGTACATACACACTTACAATCAAAGCATACCTTAAGTTGTGGATGTCATAAAATAGAACAAATTATTGCCAGAAGTACAACACATGGATGCTCTGTAAAAGATAAAGATCATCTCTATACTTGTTGGTTAAGTATGCGAGCTAGATGTAATAACCCCAACACGATCAATTACGATAAGTATGGTGGAAGAGGTATTAAAGTATGTGATGAATGGGAAGAATCTTTCATATCTTTTAAAAAGTGGGCAGATAACTGTGGATATTCTAAAGAATTAACAATTGATAGAATAAATAATAATTTAGGATATTTTCCAGATAATTGTAGATGGACTACAGCTACTATACAAGCACGAAATCAAAGAAAAAGTAAAAATAGGTCATCTAAATTTATGGGAGTTACAGCTTTTAAAGAAAAATGGCAAGCAGCTATTCGTATTAACTATAAAGCAATACATTTAGGTACTTTTAATACCGAAGAAGATGCTGCTAGATTTAGAGATAATTATATTATTTCCAATAATTTAGAGGGTTTTACCCTTAATTTTTAATAACAGAAGATTCTCTTAAAATTAGATGAATCATTACAACAATTATTTGAGGAATAGAAAATGAAAAAAGTTACTGTTAAAAGATTACAAGATTTACTAACATCTTTAGTAGAACAAAAGGTTATTAATGAAGATGATGAATTAATGATCTCTTGTTATGAAACCCTATGTACCATAGATGAAGATCATTGTAAAAAAGTACAAATAGATATTAATGATAATTTAGAGGTGTCATAAATGAAACATAAAGAAATATTTCAAAAACTTGTAGATAATGTTATCTATAATGAAGAACAGAGTTATTATGAATATCTTTCAGAAGAATTTCCTGAGATTGATGAAGAAGATTACTTTGATATTAATACTTATGGAAGAGAAGATATGAACCATGTATATGCTTATGCTTTACAATGTAGAGATTACTTACTGGAGAATCCTGTTAGTGAGTTAAGTACATAATGACAAAACAAGAAGCAATAGAAATTGCTAAACTTCTGAAAGCACTCATCGAATTATCAGCAGTCGAGAAAATCTTATCTACATTCATATCTGCATTTAAAGAGAAGTCAATCATAAAGGATAATGGCTATTACTATTTACACGGAAGCTTCAATTTAGGTGGTACAAAGAGTATGAGATTATCTAGCTCTGATCCTAATCTTACTAACTTACCTAGTGGGTCAAAATATGGAAAACTAATCAAAACTTGCTTTGTTGCACCTAACAATTACATTTTTGCTGGAGCTGATTTTGATAGCCTTGAGGATAAAGTATCAGCTCTTACAACTAAAGACCCTAACAAACTTAAAGTCTATGAAGACGGTTATTGTGGGCATTGTTTAAGAGCTTATGCTTACTTCAAAGAACATATGCCTGATATAGAGAATACGGTTGATGGTATTAACAGTATAGCAAAGCTATACAAGGGGTTGCGGCAGAGAAGTAAAGAACCTACTTTTCTGCTTTAGCTAACCTATGGAGGAACTCATTTCGGATTAATAGATACGGTTGGTTTACCAAAAGAAACAGCATTATCTATTGAAAATAACTACCATACCTTATACGCAGTGTCTGATGAATGGGTAGCTGATAAAATAGAGCAAGCAACGAATACAGGTTATGTAGAATTAGCATTCGGAGGAAGGCTTAGAACACCCATATTGAAGCAAACCATATTAGGTAACAGAAATACCCCTTATGAAGCTAAACAAGAAAGCAGAACAGCAGGTAATGCTCTAGGTCAGTCGTATGGAATGATGTGCAATAGAGCAGCTATTGAAATGCAACAAAGAGTATTAGCTTCAAAATATGCTTTAGATATTAAACCAGTATGTATGATTCATGATGCCCTGTATTTCCTTATTAAAGACACTGTAGGCTGCGTAGCATGGTTTAATAAGAACTTAACTGAATGTATGGCTTGGCAAGAATTAGAAGCAATACAGCATGATACTGTAAAGATTTCAGCTAGTGTAGACTTATTCTACCCTAACTGGAGTACATCTATTGGTTTACCAAATAACTCAACAATGAAACAAATACTTGATATTTGTAAAAAGGAATACAAATGAAGAGATTTAGTCACACATGGTTTAATGGAATGATTGAAGTTCCAAATGGTGAGTATATAAAAGAAAAAGAAGCTTGTGTATATTTACAGCATTGGATAGATAATCAAACTAAGTTAGAAAAGGTCATTGAAGCTCAGTTACATGACTGGAAGGAGCTTCGTATAATATATGATGCTGAAAGAATACTTACTCTATTACTAACTGCTGGACTATTAGTCTCAGCATTCTTTAACATTTTTCAATTTTTAATAAAATAATATGGAACATAAATTAAAAGGACTTGCCAACGAAATACAAGAACAAAAGAGCATCTTGGTAGACGTAGGACTAATAATAGAATTTGGTTTACGAAATTATAGAGAATACCTTAAAACATTATTTTATGAACCAATGTCACTAAGAATGGGTAATTTCATTAGACAATTACACGATATGTCTGATGAACAAATTGAACTTACACTACAAAAATTATGAATAAATCAACATTACTTTTAGTTAAAACTAATGCTCAATTACTTATTTCAAGAATTGATAAAGTATTAGATGTAGTACCAGATCAACAACTTAAATGGAACTCGGGTTATCCAAAAGAAACTGCTTCACTAAGAAGAACTTCAATGGAACTTACAAGATCTTTAGCTGACCTTAGACAAAATAAATAGAAAATGTAAATGTGGCTTTCGCCACTTTTACCCACAATAAAAAGGACTTTGATATGTTTTTAACAATACTAACTTATTTATTAAGGAGATTTTTATGTAGCACTGCTAGGTTAAGCTGTTCCACAGCCTGTACACATAGTAAAATAATACAAGTTCGTAAGAGGTTAGTTGCTTTAAACCTCCTAAACCGTTTAGAAGAAATAGCAGTGTTTCGTTAGTATAGAGTCATGGCTCTAAGTAGAATAGCTTAATAACTACTTAAATTTGAATTCCTGATAAAGAATTGTTAAACTTATTTCGTGTTTTCCCTACGAAGGGTAAAAAGGGATACTAAATTTCACTCCTCTAGCATAAAGGTTATGCACCCACCTCATACTTGGAAAGATACAAGTTCGACTCTTGTGGGGAGTATCAAACATGGATAATACAAGAACTATTACTTAGATAAATACTTGCAACTATTTACTAAGATGTTTGATTGAAGGAATTCTTGTAGCATATTATATAATTTTTAAATCTTATTAGACAGAGCGAAACTGTAGAGTATAATTATATTTATGTCCTTGGTTCGATTCCAAGATTATCCACCAAACTATGTGAGATGCGCTCTCATAGTATTCACCGAAGAGGTTATCCTCTAAACTCAAACCTATACAGCTTACACTGTATGGGTTCTTTTTTAAGTTCATTCATGAAATTTGCTTGGATTTTGACGATGAAAAGATACCTATAATTTTAGGTTAGGAGTAAGTGTACTTAAAAATGAATAAACAATATCAACCTTGGAATCTATATAACTGTCCTATACATTGGTTTAATACAGTTAAAATGAAAACATGTTCATGTAATAGAAATCCTAACTGTAAGCAATGTCACGGTTTTGGATATAAAAGAGAAAATAAAAATGAATCCATTTATTAATATACCATTAAATACCAAGAAAGTATTTGTTATGGGAATAGATCATTCAGGAACTGAAATTTATATTGCTGTAGATTCCTTAGATGAAACAGTAATTCAAACCAAAAAACAAGAATTACAACAATATCTACTTAATCAACCTTTACCAGAGAAAGACTATGCGTAAAATTACTTTAGATGAATTAAATAATTTATTACTTACTAGACAAAGTTTTAAGTTTAAACCCACAAATAAAAAGATATTTAAACTTATTGTTACATTATGTAGTATTCATGGTATTTGTTTTCCTTGTAAAACTACTTTTAAATATGCTTCTCAAAGAGATTTTGTTTCTATTGATACTTGGTGTAAAAGAGAAGATTATTTTATTGCTACACCAGTAATGGTAGAAGATCAGAATCAAGAAGAAATAGAATTAATTTTACCTACCGAGTTTCTAGTATGAGTTTTGAAGATATGGTTGACTCTGATCAAGGTGCATCCTTTGAGCAATTACATTTAAAAATGACTTTAGATAATAGAGTTATGTGTTCAGGCTGGGATGGTAAGTCAAGAAGGTGTAAATCTTGTGGTAGAGAAATTGAAATAGAAAGATTAAAGTTAATTAATGCAACTCAGTGTAGAGCTTGTGTACAACCAGTAGATGAGGATGGGGATGAATAATAATTTTAAAGTAGGAGATTTTGTAAAATTAATAGATAAAAGTTGCTTTCCTAATTATCAAGGTAAACAAGAGGTAGTAAGTGTAGCTGGTACAGATTTATGTATTAAATATTGTGATAATCCTTGGTACTATAATAATTGGGAACTCTATGTAGAATCTGTTAAAAAGGATTTAGGTAAACACTATAGATTTTCTTTTAAAGGATTGAAAATAGATGTTTACAGAATACTTGAAATATTCCAAATAACTAATCCTGCACAACAACATGCAATTAAGAAATTACTTAGAGCAGGTAAATCAATTAAACCATTAAGCCAAGATATAGATGAAGTTATTCTTACTCTTGAAAGGTGGAAGGAAATGATTATAGAAAATGAATAATTTACTATTTATATCATTATTACTTTTACCTTTTCATACACAAGCATTGACTAAATCAGAACAAGAATGTGCCAGTAAGAATATTTATTTTGAAGGTAGAAGTAATAAACAAGATTGGTTTAAAATTCTTCAAGTTGCTAACAATAGAAAACAACATCCAAAAAAGTATGGAGCTAAATCATCTCATTTATGTGATGTGGTTCATAGCTCACAATACACTACAGCTCGCTTTAAGCATATTAAAGAACCTAAAGTGTACAAAGAGATTACTTTGTTTGTATCACGTCATAAACAGCCTGTACGATCCAATTTAACGTACTTTTCAGGACATCATAAATTACATTTTAGGAGTCACTTTTAAATGAATCAAGAAGATATTGTAGCAACAATTATTAAATTATCCTTTGTCGCACTGCTGATTACTGTTACAGCAGCGATGTTTTACACATCAATTGATACAACAAAAGATACTGTATGTATTCATAAAGAGAAAATAAATGAATAACACATCAGCAAGAGTAATAGCAGATTCTATTAATGAATCTGGAGACAGAGTAACAACTCTTGAATTGGAATATCCAAGAATCATTTTAGCCGAGTTTAATACGCATAGAATCTTCAGCAGAAACACTGCATCAAGTAGAGCTATACCAGTTAAAACTATGCTTAAAAATATCTGGAACAATATGTTTGTTCCTTGGTATTGGGGAGCTAATCAATCAGGTATGCAAGCTAAAGTACAATTATCTAAACCAAGAAGCTTGATAGCTAATACTTTATGGAAGACAGGTGTATGTATTAATTTACTTGGTTCATATCTTTTAAGCTCCATAGGAGTACACAAACAACTAGCAAACAGGAATACAGAATATGCGTCTTATATTAAGACTATTGTTACAAGCACTGATTTTGATAATTTCATATCTTTGCGGTTACACCCAGATGCACAGCCTGAGATAGCTGATTTAGCTTATAAGATTAAAGTAGCTTTAGAGAATTCTAAACCAGTATTACTTAAAGAAGGTGAGTGGCATACTCCTTATGTAAACTCAACAAGAAATAATATTAGAAAATTAACTTACTATTTACCTTTTCCTAGAATAGAGCAAGTAAACAAAGAACAAGCTAAAAAAGTATCTGTTAGTTGCTGCGCTCAAGTAAGTTATCGTAAATCAGATACATCAATTGATAAAGCTATTCGTATTACAGATGCTTTATCTAAATCAAGACCTATTCATGCAAGTCCATTTGAACATGTATGTACACCTGGAATAGGACGAGGTAATTTAAAAGGATGGATTCAGTATCGTCAGGAGATTGAAGAATGCAGTTAAGTGAACTAAATATTGGAGATACATTCTCTATCGAACAATATCATGATGAAGAGAACATGGTGGGAAATTACTTAGTAATTAACCCTAATACAGATAACTTTAATATTACTCCTTTAGATGAATATTTTGATATGAGTAATTATTCGTTTGTTCTAAACTTAAATACCTCAACATTAGGTATCTTATTAAATACACAAGAGGTAACAGTATGACAGATATGATTACAGACCAAACCAGTTTCATGTACTTAGGTAATCAGAGTACAACTACTTTAAATAGAGAACAATTATGTTTATATTATTCACTGATTCAAGAAGAGTGTGTTGAATTAAAAGAAGCTTATTCTGGTGATTCCAATAGTGAAATTATTAAAGAAGCTTGTGATGTACTTGTAGTAACACTTGGTTTACTTTTAAGTATGGGTATTGATGTTCATAAAGCTTGGCATTTAGTCCATAAAAACAATGTGTCTAAAGTCTCAAACCAAGATGCTATTGTAAAAGATGAAAATGGGAAAATACAAAAAAGTGAGGCTTCAAAATTATCTAAACTAAAAATGATGGCTGATATTCAAGGACTATTAAATGACAATAACTCAAGATAAAACTTTAGAGTTTATATTCTGTGAACCTACTATTGATGGTTTATGGGACAGACTTATGCAAGATAAACTTACAGAAGAAGATGTTGTATGGGAAGTATTTGAAAATAGACACGATTTAGAGTTAATTGCTATTGGTTTAGAAAATATGTTTAAAGAAGTATTTGGTTTAGGTTATCAACGTGCTTATGAGGGGGAGTAATGACATCATTAGCCCAAGATAAAGCATTACACATTATATTTTGTGAACCTATCTCTGAAGGTTTATGGCTTAGAGTATTTAATAAAAAACTTACAGATAATGATGTTATATGTGATGATTTTCATTATGTAAACCATGATGCAATATCTTCCCTAGTAAAAGATTTATCTATTAACTTTCAAGAAATGTTTGATGCAGGTTATTTACAAGGGGTAAATTTAATGAAAGGACAGTCTGTTAAATGACTTCATATACAAATAATGAGGGTATTCCTTTAGCATTATGTGTGTTATTCGTTAATGACCTTTACGATCATTCATCTGAATCTAACACAATTTCAGTTACTACCTTACTAGATTCTGTAAGACAAATAATCTTAAGCTTAAGAGCTACTGGTGAAGGTACTAAAGATGTATCTGATATGGTAGCTAGTGCATATGGAACAAGTTTGCATTCATCACTTGAAGCTGCTTGGCTTAATCCATATAAAGCTTTAGAAGAATTAGGTTATCCAGTATCTGTTGTAAATAAATTTATTGTAAATCCAAAAGAAGATTATGATTTAAAAGCATTAAACAACATTCCTGTTTATGTAGAACAAAGATCTATCAAACAAATAGCTGGGTGGAATATAAGTGGTAAGTTTGATTTAGTTATTGATGGAAGACTTAATGACTTAAAGAATAGAAAGGTATGGGCATATCTTAATTCATCTAATGATAAGAAGGATATTCTACAAGCTAGTATTTACAGATGGTTAAACCAAGATAAAGTAACAGAAGAAGATTTTAGTATTCTTTGGCTTTTTACGGATTACAACAGTCTTGAAGCATTAAAGAATCCTTTATATCCTAAACAAAGATGGTTAGAACAAAAGTTTAAGTTACTTAGTATTCAAGAAATAGAACAGTACCTTAATAATAAACTTGGTTTGATAAACCAGTATATTAATTCACCTGAATCAGAATTACCTTTATGTGACTCGGATGAATTATGGATGGGTAAATCTGTATTCAAGTATTACAAAGCTCAAGGACAAGCACGTTCTACTAAGAACTTTAATAATGCTCATGATGCACATAAAGAAACATCTAAAGGTGGATATGTACTTGAGGTTAGAGGTAAAGCAGTTAGATGTGGATATTGCTCTGCATCTTCTGTCTGTAGTCAGTATAAGAGTCTTATAAACCAAGGTCTTATTTAATAAATTTAAGCTAGTAGTTCAATGGTAGATCATCCTAATAGTAATTAGGTAGGAGTGTTATTGGTTCAAATCCAATCCAGCTTAAACCTTTCATTGTGGCTTACGCCACTAATTTCCCAAACATAAGAGATAACAATATGTGGAATAAATTTATAGTATGGTTTTTAAAAGACAAACCATCTCATTTAGTAATACCAAGTAAACCTTATCGTAAATCAAGTGATACTACTAAACTTACACAAGGTATGTATGACTTTGTTATTGAAATGAAAGCAGCACAAGAAGATCATAATGACTTCTATACTAACAAAGAACATGCTTATGAAACAACCGAAGAATTATGTGATTATCTAAATATGGTTTTTAACACTAACTTTGGTAGAAGTAAATTAACTCGTATCTGGACTGGCAAAGTTAATCGTAAAGATTTACCTGAAGGTATTAAATACGAAGTTCCCTTTTAATGTAGGATAACAATGATTGATCTTAAAGATAAACCTTATTTTCCTTTAGTAGAACAGATTGTAGATGCTATATGTGTACAAACACAGAATTCAGATAGACACTTCTTTAGAACAATGGTTAATTTCCATTTAGCCTTAATACCTTCAATGCTTAGAGTAAATATTAAATCTGATGATAGAGGTATAGTTCCAATTAATGTATATGCTTTTGCATTTGCAGGGTCTGGATACTCTAAAGGACATAGTTTAGCCATTATTGAAGAACAAATATTAAATAAGTTTATGTCATTTTTCTTAGAGGATACCTTTCAAGTAATTGCAGAAAAGAATTTATTTGAATTAGCAACAAGACGTTCAATAAAGAAAGGAACTGAATTTGATGAAGAATTAAAAGAAGTAGAAAAAGAATATAGATCAGCAGGTAAGTTCTTATCTGTATATTCTGAAGGTACTGCACCAGCATTAAAGCAAATGAGAACTAAGTTATTACAAGGTATTATTGGTTCACTAAATCTAGTAGTAGATGAGTTTGGTTCAAATATGTATTCTCTTGAAGACTTATTAGGTGTTTACCTCGAAGGTTATGATAAGGGAAGGATGAAAGATAAGCTTATTAAGAACACTAAAGACAATACTCGTAATGAAGAAATTCAAGGATTTGTTCCTTGTAACTTATTAGCTTTTGGTACACCTGCAAGTATATTTGACGGAGGTAAAGTAGAAGAAAAATTTGATGGTTGGCAAAATGAAGGTTATGCAAGAAGAAGTTTCTTTGCATATTCTACTATTGTAAATAAAGAACATAAATTAACTGCAATTGAAGTCTTTAAATTACTAAAGAATTCTTTAGCTTGTGAAAAACTTAAAGAAATTTCAGAGTATCTTGGTACTCTTGCTGATGTAGCAAATTATAACAATACCATTTATTCTTCAGAAGAAGTAAGCATAACCATGATACAGTATAAAATGGATTGTGAAGATATTGCTTCTACTTATGGAGAACATGAAGGAGCTAAGAAAGCAGAGATGGAACATAGATATTTTAAAGCATCTAAGCTTATGGGTATGTATGCTTTTTTAGATAACTCTCATGAGATTAAACTTAAACATCTTTATGCTGCAATAAAGTACACAGAAGATTCAGGAGAACATTTTCATAAAATGTTAGTTCGTGAAAAACCTTATGTACGTTTAGCTAAGTATCTAGCTTCTATTGATTCAGAAGTAACACAAGTTGATCTCATTGAAGCTAATGTACTTAAAGGAAGTGAATCTCAAAAAAGAGAGTTAATTACTTTAGCTACAGCTTATGGCTACAAGAACAATATTATCATTAAAACCATCTATCTTGATGGTATTCAATTCCTTAAAGGAGAATCATTAAAAGAAACCAACTTAGATAAACTTATCTTAGCTTGTTCTACTCAATTAGCAGATAACTATAACCCTGTAGTTAAGAATACTTCATGGAAAGATTTACATATTCTTACTCAAATGGATGGATATCATTGGATTAACCATCACATGATTGATAACTATAGATTAGAGAAGAATGCTATTCCTGGATTCAACATGGTTGTAATAGATGTAGATGGCGGTATTTCTCTTGCTACAGCTCAATTACTATTGAAGGAATACACTTACCTTATTTACACAACTAAACGTCATACAGACAAGGAAAATCGCTTTAGAATAGTGTTTCCTATAAGCCATGAGCTTAAATTAAATGCAGAAGACTTTACTGAATTTATGCAAAATATTTATGCTTGGCTTCCATTTAAAGTTGATGACCAGACTGCACAAAGAAGTAGAAAGTGGTTAAGCCATAAAGGAGAATATCAATACAATGAAGGTACTTTATTAGATGCACTTGGTTTCATCCCAAAGACAGCTAAAGAAAGTGAGCAAAAGAAATTCATTGCAGATACCCAATCCTTAAGTAATATGGAAAGATGGTTTACTCAAAAAGCAACTGAAGGTAATAGATCAAACCAGTTAATTAAATATGCACTTATGCTCGTTGATTCTGGTTTAAATGAAGATGTTATTCAATCCAAGGTACTTGAATTAAATAGTAAGTTACCTAACAAGTTGGAGGAAGTAGAAATTCATACAACAATTCTTAAAACAGTTTATAAGGCATTAGCCAAGAGAGATAATTAATGAAAGTAAAAGATTTACATTATCTAATATCACAAGCATTAATAAATACTCCTGAAATAGCAGAAATGAATATTAAGGTTGATGGTAATTTTGATAATACAAGGAAATTAGGGGTATTTAGAAAAGAAAAAACAGTTCTTATTTTAGAAGAAGAATCCTATCTTAAATCTAAAGGTATGGAAGTTTACTCTTATGAACTTTGAAATAACATATTACATTCAAGTAAAACAAACAGTTGTTGCCAATAACAAGAAAGAAGCTAAAGAAGTAATTCTTAATAACCCTTTCTTAGACATAATGGAAATAATAACCTTACCAGCAAGTATTCTTGTAGGTGAACCAAAGAAGATAAAGGAGAAAAATGCAAAATAAAGTAATATTATTAAGTGGGAAGAGTTCAACTGGAAAAAGCGCAAGTTTACAGAATTTAAAGAATCCTGAAGGTGTACTTTATCTTAATTGTGAAGCAGGAAAATCTACCCCATTCAACAACAAGTTTCAGGAAAGAGTAATTACTGATCCATTACATGTTCCAGGTTATATTGAAACTTGGGAAAAGAAAGAAGATATTCATACCATTGTAATTGATTCATTATCATTTATGATGGAACAGTATGAATCTCAGTATGTTATTCCTTCAACCAATACCATGAAAGCGTTACACTAAACTTAGCGCAGCAAACAGAAATGTTTGTAAAAATAAACTAATTGAAATCAGGGGACATCCTACTATTAAGTTAAGGACAATCCTGAGTGAAGATTTTACATTAAATATATTTTTGTGTATAATATCCCCTTACAAACTAATTGAAGATATATAACATGAAAATAAGATATGAACCAACTAAAGAAGATTTCGCAGGTAACTTTATTAAAGAAGTATTGCCTAGAAATGTGTGGGATATAAAACGTAATAACTATAGACCTATAAGACAGGTAGAACTTCAATGTTTACATTGCTCTAGTAATTTTATTGTAGATTTAGGTAATGCAAAAAGAATTCAACAAAAAACTTGTAGTGCTTCTTGTAGTAGAAGATACACAGAACATTTTGATGGTGGAAATGAAAATCATCCACTATATCCAAGATGGTTATCTATGAAACAAAGAATTTTAAATCCAAACTGTAATAATTTTAAAAATTATGGTGGAAGAAATCTTATTATAGATGATATTTTTTTAGAATTTATTCCTTATGCAGAATATATTATGCAATTGGAAAATTATAATTCTGAAACAGTGTCGCAGATTTCTATTGATAGAATAGATAACAATAAAGGGTATATTATTGGTAATTTAAGAATAACGAACCAAAGTGTTCAAAATGCTAACCAACGATTTAGTGGAAAAGGTAATAATACCTATACAGGAGTTAGTTGGAGTAATTTCCATAAACGATGGGTAGCTAGTATATCTTTTAAAAAGAAAGTAGTTTTTACTAAAGTTTGTTTAACAGAGTATGAAGCCTTTATCGCAAGAAAAGAATTCATTATACAAAACAAATTACCACATACCGTCCAAGAGTGGATAATGTAAAATAACATGCAACGACTATCTCGAAAGAGAGTAGAGTCAAGTGACTCGAAGCGGTTAGTATCTAAACAGATAATGCTGTAGATAATGATATAGTCTATTCTGAATAGTAATATTCAGCAGTTCATCAGAGAACGGGTATGAATTAACGAAGCATATCGAATATAAAGGGGGCAACTACAGTCAATTCTTTAAAACACTAATGCAAGACCAAGTAGCTAAGTCTACTAAGAACATCATCTTTATTACGCATACAATGGATGTAGTTAATGAAGCTGAAATGATTAATGAAACAATGGCTACAGTTAAAGGAGCATTAAAAAACGTAGGATTAGAAGCGTTCTTCACAACAGTAATTAGTACCAAAAAACTTCCACTTACTAAACTTACCGCTTATCAAAATCCATTATTAACTATTACAGATGACGATGAGATTCTTGGTTTTAAGTATGTATTTCAAACCAAGCTAACCAAGGATACGGTTAATGAAAGGATGCGATCACATTTAGGTTTGTGGAATAGGGAAGAAACATTTATCAACAATGATGTTCAGCTAGTGCTGGACAGATTAAATCAATATTACAATTAAGGAAACAACATGGCATTAGTAGAATCAACAGGAACAACCGCAGTAGTAGAAAAAGATACATTAGGTGGTGGTAAATTTACTCTTGATAGTGGGGTATATGAAGTTACTATTAAGTCTATGTATCCAGTAAAGAACAAAGGTGGTAGTACATCTATGCAGTTAGTATTAGAAACTGCTGATAAGAAAACATTTAATCCATGTATTTACTTTATGGATAAAGAAGGTTCTATGACTACAATCTCTAGTTGGGGAGATACTAAAGGTAAGAAAGTAGATACCATTGGTAAGCAACAATTAGATGCTATTTGTAAAATGGCAGTAGGTAAATCTCTTGTTGAAGTATCAGCATCTGAAGAAAAGAAAACTGTTATTAAGCAGTTTACTAAAGATGAAAAGATTCAAGTTGATATGTTCATGGATGTGATTGGAGCTAAAGTAAAACTAGGTATCTTAGAAACTAAAGTGAATAAACAAGCTCAAGATTCTCAAGGTAAATACATGCCTATCAATGAAGAACGCATTGAGAACACTATCTCTAAAATCTTCTCTAATGAAGGCTTCACTAAAGAAGAGTTAGATAAGAAATTAACTACTCCTGTATTCATTGAAGCTTGGAAAGAGAAGTATGAAGGTAAACTTCAAGATAAGTTTAAAACTGTTGCTGGTGGAGCTGTAAGTGGTTCTCCTGTAGCTACTGAAAATAAATTTGAATAAGGAATTAATATGAGTGCTTCAATATCAAGCTGTACTTGTAAACATGAAGGGCAAGATGCTCTTCACGGTAAACAAGAAAGAGTAATGAACTATACATCTACTAAAGTAATAGATGGTAGTGTAGAAGTTCGTTGTACTGTATGTGGTAAAGAAAAAGTTATCAAACGATAAGTTAGTTTACTTTTAATTTAAGAGGTCTTTATGACCTCTTAAGGAGTTTCATGGAAGCAATAAATGTACTATCTTTATTTGATGGTATGTCTTGTGGAAGAATTGCTTTAGATAGAGCAAATATTCCAGTAAATACATATTTCTCATCTGAAATAGATAAGTATGCTATACAAATAGCAAACAAGAATTATCCACAAGATACACCGTTTAGATTAGGTGATGTAACAAAAATTGATTTAAGTACATTACCTAAAATAGATTTACTTATTGGAGGCAGTCCTTGTCAATCATTTAGTAGAGCAGGTAATGGTTCAGGTTTTGATGGTAAATCAAAACTATTCTGGGAATATGTAAAAACTCTTAAAGAAGTAAAACCAACATATTTCTTATTAGAAAATGTTGTAATGAAGAAAGAATGGGAAAATATAATTACAGAAGCTTTAGGAGTTAAACCAATACTTATTAATAGTTCATTGGTTTCAGCTCAGAAGAGAGAACGATTGTATTGGACTAATATCCCTAATGTTACCCAACCAAAAGATACAAATACTCTTTTAAAAGATATTTTAGAAGATAATGTACACCCTTCATTATTTAATCTTACTAAAGATGAGCTAGATTCTTTAGAATACTTATCCGATTGTATTAGAGTAAACCAAGCTACTAAATTAGGTTATGCTGAAGCTTATGAAGGGGATAGTATAAATCTTACAATACCTAAATCTAAGACAAGAAGAGGTAGAGTGGGTAATCAGAAATGTAATACATTATCAACATCACACAGCTATAAAGTAGTGTTACCTGGTTTAAAAATAAGAGGTTTATCTATTACTGAATGTGAGAGATTACAAACAGTACCTGACGGATATACTACAGGAATTACTGAAACACAAAGATTAAAGATGTTAGGTAATGGTTGGACTATTGATGTTATAGCACATATCTTAAGAGGTATTAATGTATGAACTAAATGTACCTCTTAGGGTAATGGTTGGCAAGAAATGGTTTCCATTGAATTTAGGAGATTATAGAAACTCACATTACTTTACTTTAAATTCAGCAAAGAAAATCTTTGATATACAGATTCAAAACCAATTATGTTTATTACCTAAACTAACAAAGATTAAGGTACATTATGAGTTCTTTTATTCTGATAAACGTATTCATGATTTAAATAATAACATGTCGGTGGTATCTAAATTCTTTGAAGACAGCCTTGTTTTAGCAAAAGTAATACCAGATGATAATTATTTATTTATCATTGGCTCATCAAACTCATTCGGAGGAATATCAAAAGATAATCCGCGATGCCAAATAACCATAACAGAGGTAACATGGTAGTAAAATTAGAAGATACACACTACAGTTCAGCAGAAGATAAAGCTGAGTTTATAACCCAAAGTATTCAAGAAACACTTGAAGAGTGTCTTGATGTAATACAACAGACAGAAGAAGTAATGCTAGAGTCATTAGTAAATTTCTGTTTAACAGGTAAATTTTTAGGAGAATAATATGAAGCAAGAAGTTACGCTTACAGAACAAGAAGTAAACCAAGCTCTTTTAGACTATGCAGCAAATCATGGTGTAAGATTTGAAGGTATGTCAGCAACAGTTGCTGTTGTAGCAGGTAGAGGTGAAAGAGGTGTATATGCAACTATTGCATTAGAACCTGAATCTTCTTTGAAATATCATAAAATTTCTGAAGAAGGTAAACTTACATCAGTAAATACTCCAGAAGCATCTTTACCAGAATTAGAAGATGAAGGTGTACCTGTAGAAGTAGAACCAGCAGAAGACGATATTGATCCAGATACCCAAGTATTTAGTTAATATGAAGTTTAAAGACATTGTATTAGCTACGGTAATAGTAATCATTGGTTTCATTGTCTTAGCTTTAGGAGCAGTTATTATCCCTATCATGATAGGAATAGGGGCAGTAATCATTATTGCATTAATGCTTGGTTCTACTGACGAAGATACAAATACCTCAGAATAAGCCATAAATTGAGCTAATGCACTTAACTGTATTAGCTCATTTACTTACCCCTCTAAAATCTCATTGTAGGAGCTTTAAATGCTATGTCCTAACTGCTTAACAGATATGACTGGAATACCATCAGAAGCATGGAGACAAGATTTTGTATGTCCATCATGTTTAATTTATGTAAGAAGAAACTATCAAGACATGCTGGGAGGAGGAAAGATAGAATATGTAGATCAAGTATTCACTAAACAAAAAGGAGATTTAATTATGGAAATAGGACACACATCTTTATCTCAAAAATTAAAAACAAATGTTAAGGTATGGTGTAATGAATAGTGTTTATGATGCTTCAAGTATAAAGATATTAAACCAAGAAGAAGCAAGCAACAGATTTGAATTTGCTTATGTATTAGAACTTATGGAAAAGTATCCTATGAGATCAGAACAGAACATTAAGGATGGTGTTTCTGCATGTATTCGTATTGGGATAGACCCTAAGTATTTTGAAGACTATTACTTAAAAGGAGATTCAACAGTTAAATATATTTCAGAAGTATCAATAGTGTTTAAAATTATTCAAGAGGAAAATAGATTAAGATGAAATTACAAAACCATGAAACACAAGAACAAGTAATTGCTAAAGGAATTATCTATGGATTACTCTTTGATGGTACTTCTGGAAGTTATCCTTCAATTAACTTCTATGGTGAAACATTAGAAAAAGTAGAACTTAAAGCTAATAAAGCATTAGAAGATGGTTCTATAGATTCAGGTATGGGATTTGAAAGTATTAAAATGGCTTTACTTTATGTAACAACAACTACCTCTATTAAAGTTGAAGGATACACTTTTACCCATGAAGAAGAAACAACTTTAATGATAGGTAATATTACAGAAGATGTAATAGCTTTCCTTAGTGGGATACATGAGTAGCTATAAAAATATGTTGACAAAATATCAAAACGATACTAAAATCCCTATAGGGATTTTAGGTAATACTTACTCCCACAAAAGATTTTTGAAATAACTTGTGAGAGAGTAGCATTTCAAAAATTTTCTAAATTTTTAACCTTGTACGACTTGTTCCTCTCACTAACAAGTTTTATAAGGTTTTTTTATGTTTATAGAAAATTATGACAATTCCGCTAACAAAAAGTAAATTCCCAATGTGTATTAATAACCCAGTAACTTGTTTAGATAAAGACAGTTTATTCATACAATCTGGTGTAACTGTAGTTGCATCTAGCAGTGGTATAGGCAAAACAACATGGTTACAAGAGAAATCTGAACAATGGAGAAGTGAAGGTTTTGAGGTAACTCACTTTAATTATGATCAAGCACCTACTTATGGAAAAGAAATGCACACAGTTCCTATGTGTATTAAAGACCATGAGGAGTTTCTTGAATTGCTTATGGAAGAAGCAACTAAAACAGATATTATCATTTTAGATAGCTTTAAAGCATTACTCTCTTATCTGATTAAAGATGTAGAATCTAATGCAGATGTACTACCTATGATGCAGAGTTTTAGATCATTATGTGCTAAAACAGGAATATCAATTATCTTGGTTCATCATACATATATAAATAAACAACACACCAAGCCAATACAACATTTTTATGGAAGTAGGGCAATCGAAGAACAATGTGATTCAGCATTCATATTCAACAGAACAGGTAATAAAATGACAGCTCAGATTGTTAAATCAAGAGCTGGTTTATCAAGAGATGCAATAATAGATATTACACAATGAAACAACAACGTGATGCTAAAGGTAGATTCTTACCTAAACCTTTTGATGAAAAGTTACACAAAGATATTAAAGAAAAGATGTTAGCTTTTCATACTCAAGAAAACTTTGATACTTTTGCTTATAACGAATTATTAAAAGAAGTATCTATTAAACCAAGAGTATTTACAGAACAAGATATTATTAATGCCTTTATGGCAGGTATAGCTGATTCAGGAAGAGGATTCTTACTACCTTCAAAGAAAGCAGAGTTATATTTAAGGAATTTAAAATGAATGATATAACAAATAATACAATAAGAATAGGTATATATGATGTACCTGAACCAATAAGAACTCCTCCTGATAAGGATACTGTAGTATATTTTATAGTTAATTTTACTACCGTCTTTAGAGAAAGATATTTACCAGAATATCATGATTTAGCCTTAGCTAATGGATTAGTTCACTATACTGAAGATGCTGCAAAACTGCATATTAAAGCTCTAACATCTTTATCTAAACCAGAAAATTAGAAAGAAAAAAAAAAAAACGTATTCATATACTTGCTTCAAATACTTGGGGCAAAGTAGTTTATTGATAAATAAGCCTTAAAAGAGCTATACATAACAATTTGTATAGCTCTAATAAGATACCACTCTAAAATCGTATTCTCGCTCGTTCTAGGCTATAGTCCAGACACTACAGGTAAGATACCTAGCTTAGAAAATAACTCTTTAGGCATATATGCAGGAGGAGTAATTAAAGCATTAGCTATTGGACTAGCATCAATTGCTGCATATAGTGATGAAGTTGGTATAGCAAACTTATTCATACTTGTATTCCATATCCAATCAGAAGCACCTAATACATCTTCAAGTATTCCTAATGCTAATAATCTACCTATATGATTACCAAACATGTGAGCTAATACACCAATAGCTTTAGTACCAAATTTACTAAACATAATTAAACCAATGTCATTACCCCATTGAACTTTATCATTGGTAACTGAATGATATTGAATGAATAAGAATTTAGCTTTATCAATAGCTGATTCATAATCAAATTTAGTACCACTACGTTTAGCTTTCTCTGCTTCCCACTCAATAAGAGCAAACCTTGATGTAATATCACCCATTTGAGCTATCTCATTCATTAAGGTATATATCTTAGTACCTTCAGATATAGTAGCTACTCTAAGAGTATCCTTAACTACTTTAGGTAGTTTATCAAATAAGTTTCTAGCTCTCTCAGTCTTAGAATATAACTTGGTTTCATGTTTATCTTTATGAGCATTCTCTTCTGCTATGGTAGATGCTAGACCTTCCTCATGTAAGAATGACATTGGGTTATTAGATATAGCTGATTTAAGCTTATTCATCTCATGCTCAATAGCCTCAGTTACATATTCTGGATTACCATAAGCATTACTTAAATGAGCTAATAAAGCATCAGAATCTCTTCTAAATTGTTGTTCTGCTTTCATGGCTCTAATCTTACTTTGATAATAGAATGGTATAGGCATACCTTCTAATTTAGCAGTCATAAAGTTACTTGATTCATTAGCTGCTGATACAACACCACTCTTCACCACAATAGTATCTTTAGCAAAAGAGATACCCTCAATCCACATAGATTCCATTGCTGTAATAGTAGCTAGATTAAATCCTAATCTCTTAGCCATATAGTAAATATGATTACCTATGTTTCTATGTAATTCATCCTCTAATACAGGTTGAATCCAATTAGTTATGGTTTGTTTTCTATAACCAAACACAGTTCTTAATTCCTCTTCTGCCATATAAAATCCCTTTGTAGTACCAAACTTAGTTTCAAAATAAGCTTTAGTTTCAGTAGGAATCATATTCCATAAGTCTTTGTACTTACCTTCTGAACCAATCCAAATCATATCCTTTCTAGCTTTATGTCCTAACTCTTTCCAGTAGTTATATAATTTATCTACTAACTGATTGTTAAGTTTAGTAGCTTCATTTATGTAAGTTATAGCATTCTTCTGAGTAGCTAAATCCTTAAAAGCATTAATAGTTGGTTTAAGATACTTATCTTTAGTAGCTTTATCTAAGACATATTCATATCTAATAACTTTACCTTGTTGGTTAAATATAGCTACTCTTGAAACATTAGAGTTATTCTTTTGTTTAATGTTATTGGTTGATTTAGTACCATCATCTTTTAGTTTAGCTTTCTCTCTATTCTCTGCTGCTTTGAATCTATCTGTCATAACAAATCCAGAATGAAAGTTACTTGATTCTGAGTTTCTACTTACAAAAGCCATAGCTTTAGAGTCATAGTCTTGTTGTGTCTTTTCAGTAATTAAATACAGTACACCTGGAGTAGTTAAAGAATCATTAGGATCTCTCTCTAAGTTACCTATGATAGTAGCTCCCCAATTCTCTACTAAGAATTTCTCATCTTCTTTAGTACCTAAATGAATAGACCTGAATGGATTATTTGAAGTAGGTATTTCACCGTCATGAATAGTAAGAGCATGTCCTTCTGCATGAGCTTTCTTTACATTTTCTCTGTGTACATTCATTACCTCATTCATTGCTTGAGGTTTATCTTTAAGCAACTTAATTACTTCATTTACATGGTTCACATCTTGTAAACCAATGGCATAAAGTCTACTTAGTTTAGTCACTAAATCTAATTCTTTTTGGTACTTATCTTGAGGAATATTTCTTCCTTGTTTAGCAACTAAAGCAGCATTATGTTTACCTAAACCAGTTTCTGTATATTTACCTAATACCATCATACTAGCTAGATTTTTAGTATCACTAACTAACTTAGGTATTTTATCTTCTAAAGCTTTAATCTCTTGGTTTAATGCTTTGCTATCTTCTAATAAATTAATAAACTTAGTTGGATAGTTATCTCTTACAGAGAATAATTCACCAGACAACACAACATTCTTAAGTGCTGTATCTTGTAAATCATTAAGTACACCTATTTTCTTTTGATACTCTTGTACATCTTTAGCTGTAGCTGTATTACGCTCACCTTCAATAGTACCTTGATTTAGGATAGCATTCTCTAAAGGTTTATTAGTTTCGGTAGTTCCTTTTATATCATTCCAAGTATCTAATAATAAATTTCTAGTTGGTTCATGTCTAATGAGTTTTATGGTTTCTCTTATCCATTCAGTATTTTCAAAAGTATTTAAGTAAGGAACACTATCAGCATACTTACCAAGTGAATCAATAATCTGAATTTTAGAACCCCTACCTTTAGCTACAAATTTAAGTACACCTAATCCTGCATCTTTAGCTTTTTCAGATATAAAAGTATCACCTCTATCTACTATAGGAACTGTAGTATTTAAGTAACCTGTTTTACCATTAGCAGCTAAAATATTTCTTACATTCTTATCAAATACAATTAAAGGTTCTAAAGAGTTTTTACCTTTAGCTAATCTAATAAATGAATCTAATACTTTCTTAAGAACATTAGATATTACTTCAATCCAAGTAGCTTCTCTTACTTCATCACTTACTGTAGATGCACTTACTTCAGTTACTTTTAATTGTCTTGGTTTAAGCTTTGTAAGTAATTCTCTAAATTCTTTATTAGTTGAACCAAATGCTAAGAACTCTTGAATACCTCTATTGTAACTAACAACCAATGGTTTACCTGTAGTTGTATTATGTACAGTTACATCAATAAAGTCTTTGTTATTAAATACATAACCATCCCATTTATCTAAAGTTCTATCTTCTGGATGTCTTGCTTTGTATTTATTGAATTCATGTTCTAGTTTATAGAACAGGGTATCAACTATGTTTCTAATATGTTTGTTATCATATAAACCATAAGCAGCCCATTGAGCTACATGAACAAATTCATGAGCAAATACTTCTTGTGCAGACATTTGAAAAATATCTAAATCATCCTTCATAGCTTTACCTATGTTGATAGCTACTTTCTTTAACTCAGCAGAATATTGTCCATAGGTGTATGTAGCTTTACTAAATAATAGTAATTCAGTTGCTTCTACTACTGGAGCTATTACCTGAGATACAAAGTTTCTTAAAAATTCTCTATGTACAGGGTCTGTATCTTGAGGTAATGAGTCTGATTCAGATACTATATTTTCACCTGATATAGTTAAAGTTTCTTTATCTGTGATT